AGTACATCTTAATAATCCACCGGAATCTTCATATTTTACATCTGCTCTTAAAATAACATAGAGATCATCAGGAGCTGCTGAATGAATATAAGTTCCGCTAAATGCTGCATGACTTAAATAATTAACAGTAGCATTATATCCTGATGTAAACAAAGAAAGAGATAATCCGGTATGTGTTGTAACGGGATAACCAGTAGTTCCACCGTTACTGTCTATAAACGAAAAGGTAAGATCAACACTAACGTTTGGTAAAGAAGATGACGGAAAAGCAGTAAGATTTACGACAAATACACCTGATGGTACGGTATTATTATTATTATAAGTGTTAATCCTGGGAGTTAAATATACCAACGGCTGATCTATTGAAGAACATATACAGTCACAATTATCTATTTGAGCTTGTAAATCGTTTATACAGATAGTTAAATTTGTAGTTATTTGTTTTAAAATAGCATAAATACCATTGGTGGAATTATAAAGATTATTTGAAATCGTTGCTACAAAATTTGTTAAATCATGAATGTTGTTAACGTTCACGTTGGGAAAGAAGAACATTTGATCCGGTGATCCACTATTAGCAGCACAAAAACCCGTAGGAATATTAAAACGGACTGAAGGTCTTGTAAATGAATTAAAATTACAATTTAATAAATCAGGAGAAACTCCTGAATAACCAAGCATTCCTTGTAAACAACAACTTAAACCTGCGGTGAAAAATATGTAATCACCCAATAAATTAAAAGTGTTTATTTCTGACGGTGGTGTTATTTCAGAAGGATAAACACATGTGTTTGGTGTTATACTGAATGAAACACCGCCACCACCTTCATCACAACAGTTATTTAAAATATAAGTTATCTGATTTTGAATATTATTTAATGTGTTTTGTATTGAAGAAATAGTGCTGTAAATATCACATATTCTTTCTGCTACAATAGATACAAATGAGTTTCCAGATGAAGTCCACAAAGGCACATTGTACGTAGCAATTATATTATTACCAAAACAAATCGTAAAAGGTATAAGACAGGAATAAATATTATTTAATACGTAATCACAAGTTATATCTGGTTCTGATGAAGGTTGATTTCTTATTTCACAAAGTTTTGTTATATACCACTGTAAAAGCTCATTAAGATTTTGTGGTAGATTATTCTCATTACTATAACATAAAAAGTTTAAAGTTTTAACATCTGTAAAATTATTTAATAAACATACAATTTGTCCAAGTTTGGTTATAACATCAGTAACAGTATCTCCACGACACAACCCAAGACAGTCAATATTATGACCATCCCAAACTACACATGAACTATTTGTACTATCTACACACTTAGACATTTAAAACTAAATTTTAGGTAAGTACAGCATTTACATTACCATATACCAACAACTGTTTAAGTTTTTCCACCAAATCCTGTAAAGTGATTGTGTCAGGTTCAAATGCGGAATCAATAAGCCCTGCCCCCTGAAAATCATTAGTACCTTCAATATAATCCATTATTCCGTTAACCGGATCCCCGTAGTTTAATCCTTCTATACCATACATTACATATTTTGTTTCAAAGTCATTATTTAAAATAACACCCAAAACCTGAAGCTGATTTGGTATCTGTAGTTCTTTCCTTACCAATGTTACGGCATAATCATATAGTTTTCTTCTGCATTTAACACTTTTTTCATGGTATTCGTCTATTATGTTATAAGCTGCTGAACCATACATTTCAAAAACCTGATTTCTTGGAATTGTAACATGCTTTGCCAATACATGCATGTTCTTGTTTATTAAATCCTCATTTCCTGAGTTATTCAAAAACCACCTGTCCAAATACCTTTTTAACTGTGTATAAGATATAGCCTGAGAATAATACAGACCTTCAATTTTACTCAGATCTTCAATCTGATTATAAGACACAAGAACCCCCTGTTGTACACCTGAAATTAAACCCATCTCAGGATAGATACTATAAAGAAAATCGTTGCCAACCGTAAATTTATATATATCTAATCTTTCCATCAGTTAAAAGCTGAATTTATGAGATTATCTATTTCTTCAGAAGTTACCTGCGTAGTATGATTGTTTTTCCTTGCATCATCTATAAATGCATAAACGATATAACTAAGAACAAAAGGAAGTGCTGACAAAGGACTATTAAAATTAACATTGATGTTTTCAGGATTTGTGTTTACAGCAGTGTTTGCTTTTGATTCTATAACCTGTAAATCCTGAGCAATACCTTCGTTTGTCTGTGCCATCTGTTTTAAAACAAGTATATAAGCAGGAGTCATAACAGCAAAAATACAGGCAACTTCACCTGGTACAGCAACCTCAAAACTTCTGGTGTTTTGATTTTTATATTGACCGTTACGTATTTTTTCTTCGATAACACCCTCAATATAATATAAAGATTTAATAAAATCTGATACCTGTTTCTTACCATCTTTTGGTCCTGATATAAGCTGTACTACCTTTTGATAGTAATTGTCAGTAAAATCAGAAATCGTAGCACCTTTTAGCTGAAGAAATCTTTTATAAGTTTCTTTGTCATTAAGGAAAGCCATCATAAAAGTATTTCTTGCCATTACAAGAACATCATAAAAATCATTTGGTATTTCTATATTTGCTGTATGTGAACTTATGACAGATACGTTCCCGCCACTATCAAATGTGGTAAATAGTTTTTTTACTTCTTCTTTCAGTTTTTCTTTATCTATCGGATTACTGAAAACCTGTGTGTTGCTATTCATAGTCATAGTTGTTTATTTTTGTTTGACATATTACTTAGTTATGATATAAATTGTAAATGATTGCATTCACAGAAGCAGAATAACAAACTCTCATTGTTGCTGTAATATCTGGTTTTGGACATTCTATATAATCTATGGTAACATCAGAACTATAACATGGTTTAGTAGTCAACGTAACATCTGGTTTTATACATCCCTGTGTTACAAAATCCAACGCAGAACTGTAACAAGGAATTGCATCAAAACTTACTATATTTTGTAATATACAATCTATAGGACTGAACAATAAAGCTCCGTCAGGACATATCTTATACTCATACGTATCAATGTCTTCTATACATGTTTTAGGTCCGCAATAATCAATACATATACCATCTGTACAATACTTTTCAAATAAAGATTTATAAAAAGAAATTACCTGAGTCTTATAGGAAAAGCTTATATCCTCAGGTAATTTACCCTTTATCAGCTTATACTTTTTCAGTACTGCTGTATCAAAAATCTTACTGACTATGCCACAAATCTCATCCATTATTACTTATAGTAACATTTGCTGATACAATATTAACTGTATAATTTTTTGGATCGTTCACCTGTACATTGTTAGGTGAATTGTTTTTAATCTGCTGGGCTATAATTTTATTATAGCAATCTATACAATAAGCAGTACCATTATAATACATGGCTTGTTTTTTACCCTGACATCCGCATCCTAACGCTGCCCCACAGGACGTGCAGGTATTAGACGGTTTAATATTATTCTGTGTATTCATAGTTCAAATTTAATAATTTTTAATCACACCCGCAATATCTGCATCTTAGGTTTTTAATAACTTTTTCAGCCTCTTTGTAAAGAAAATCTGCCTTATCAGGGCAATTACATTTTTCAGCCAACGATTTAATACTGTCCATTTTAACTCTCACTTCCAATATACCATCATATAAGTCATTAATAAAATAAGTATCTCTGTATTTCTTTTCTACACAACATAAAAGATCGTAATATTTACCAAGTAATTTGTTAATTCTGTAAACATTTTTACCGAAAGAACTTCCATTAATATTTAATTCAAAATAATAATTTCCATCCATCAGTTCTTCACGATACTCGCCGCATCCTGATTGTTGTATACCAAGTAAACATTTATCAACTATCAGTGAAAACTCTGGATTAAGATTTTCCACCTGTATAGAAGAAGCATCTGAGTATCCTGGCGGAACAACAAATAACGTTATGCAGTTTTTGTTAAAATTCTGATATTCAGAAATGTCTTTTACATGAAATACGCAGGGATGACTATCATCAACGATGAAGTCAATAATAGTACTCTTCTTCCCTGTTATCTTCATTTTTGAAATTTAAAAAAGGTCTTACGGGACCTTAATTATATTGAGAATTACTGCTGAGCCGGATCAATCTTGATAGTTCTTTGGGGTGCAGGAGCATACTCATAGAACTTATCAACAGGTAGCTGATTGTTCAGTAATGCAGGTATAGTACATACACCACACCTGGTTACTTCCAATCTTGAACATTGACTACAATTCGTCAACCAACCTAAAACAAAGTTTTCAAAAGCCGGAATTCTTTGCAAAGCATATATGATATACGCATAAGTATCAGTAATTCTGTTACCCGTATTGGCTTCATAAGCTTCTTTCATGTCTACAATAAGCAGATATTTTACATAAAGCTGATCACGATTTATAATATCAAACAGCTGAGCTGACTGATTAGCTTCACGTATACGAAAATCCATAGCATCGCAGGAGGAATATAAATCATGATATCCCCTTACAGCTTCACTGAAAGAAAGATCTCTTAACGCTTTATCGCCTGTACCTTCTACATTATGTCCAGGACATACTTCAGTAAAGCATAATCCAGTATCACAGGGACTTGGATTCATACTGAAAATAGCAGCTGTTACTTTGACTGTTGCATAATTATATGCATCCAGTACACTGAATGTACAGTTACCATAACGAGTTTCTACATACGCTGTCTGTAAAATAAGACCACCAGTAGGTGGCTGAGGACTAGAACAGAAAGGAGTATTTTGATTTTGAGCAAAAGATGGCTGATTTACATCCCATGTTAGCCATCCTGGTTGATATTGAACATCAGGATAGAACTTTTGAGGCGGATAAAAGAAACTTGTTCCATTATAGAATATTGGGAAAATAAACTGTCTTAACTCAGGATCGGCAACAATTTGCTGTGCAAACTGGAAATAAATACTATTAGGATCTACATAGATAGCTTGAGTACATGGACCGTTGGAACAGTCAACAGGAGGACAACACCCACCGTCAGCAATAATCACTCTCTCCAAATCTCTCCAATACGTTCCATAGGTAGGATCCCCCCATACTTTTATTTTGAGTTGATATGTGTTGCCGCAAACAAAATCAAAGCAGCATTGCCCTGTAGTTATCGGTGGGATATTTCCTAATGCATATAAAGATTGAACTGCAGGACATGGTTCGTATACACCAAAATATCTTACCTGAGACGGACTGATTTTCTTGCTTTTTACAGGAATCCTGTATCCCTGTATAAAAGGACTTATAGAATCAAGTTTATACAAAGGAGCACCGGCAAGTATTAAGCTACAACAATTAGTAGGTGGAGCATTACCAGGTACTAATTGATTTGTATCAGGATTAAAAAATCCGAAGGCACCAGGTTGAAGAAGATCTAGTTCCGGTAAAGTGAATGGACTTACAGGAGTTTTAGTTACATTCAATATAAATCCTGACTCATTGACACCAGGTGGTAAAGGAGGTGAAGGAGCAACAGGGGGATCGTATGGTGCTGTTAATACTGAATAGTTAATACTATTTGCTGAAAAGTTAAACGGTCCTCCTGGAGTTAGCTGACTGCTATGACCAGGAAAAACTCTTTTATACCCGTGAACAAAATTATCTTTCATAACGCTCTATTTTATAATACTAAATTTTATACAAGTTTTAACTTTTTACACTAGTTGTGTTCTGCTGATACTGATTTTCCTATCTGAAATCCGAAATCATCCTTCAAATCTCCACCTATCAGCGAAGCAGTATGACTAATAATAACTTCCACCAAATCATCCGGCAGTTCAGGATTTATGTCGTTAGAAACTACAGAATTATATTCCAACGAATAATTATTAGCCATAGCAACATCAACAGGATACCGATAGTAGTAAAATGTCAGATCTGATATATCAAATTCCCCGTTAGTATAGACCTGAACGTTACCATTACTCATAGTAGCAAAGGTTTCTCCCCATACAAAATCAGGTTTTTTCTGGTAATTTACCAGGTAATTATTTACATTGGACATTTGACCTAAATAGCAAACCATTAGTCGTTTTTTACCACAATGTTCTGCAGTTATATCTATTCTTTTAAAACACATGTAATTACTGACAGGCAAAGGAAATTCGTAATAAATATCTTTTTTGGTAAGAACAGGTTTTATACTGGTAATAAGTCTGCTGAAATCATCAATACGCCTTTTACTGTTTTCGTCTCCTTCCCTGTATGTATTCAGACCATGAAGGTTTTGTCTTACAAACAGTTTCTGAGCTCTGTTATAATATTCAAGAATCTGCCATATTTCAAGATTGTCATAATCCTGACTATCCAGTTTGTTTATTCTTTGTTTTATTTTTACTATCAGAGCTTCTACTGTCATTATTTATCCTGTATATTTTTGAGTAGTTTTTTTAAAGAGTTTTTGCTTTTATTTATTTTCGAAGATTCATCGTCATGTACATTTTCTGCAATAACACTGGTTTCTTCTAAAACTTCAGAATCTGATTTACTTTCTGTTTTACTTTCTATATTAACGTTTTCAGGTTTTTTTAACTTGTTTTGATTTTCTGAAATTTGATCGGGTCTTAAAAGATTAGCGTTAAAACTATACTTTTTGCCATATATTTCATACAGTTTCATCAATTTCGGATAACCTGATTCTGATGAGAGATATCCCACTATTTCTTCTTTTGTCTGACCTAACATCTCGTTTACGTCAGATGAGAAAAACTGCTGTTCTGATGTCCTGAATACTATATGGTTCATATTTACCAAGTCAGATACAAAAGCTTCTATTGCTATTTTTCTTACGGGACTATTACACAATGAAATAAACTTATTAAAAAGCTTTTCTGTATCACGATAAATACATGTTGTCAAAACTCCTGAAAACCAGTTGTCAACCTCTACGTACAATCTATCAATACTCCAATCTTCATATCGTATGGTCGCCGAGCTTCTATGTAAGCATTTAACAATATAAAATAGCTTCTGATGTTCGTTGTTATCATACAAATCAGTAAACATAGAAACGGCTTTATTTTTGGCAAACCTTCCTTTTGCAACGTAAGATGCATCGTTAGGTACTTCAAGATAAAACTTATACTTTCCGGGAGTCATTAAACCAGTTTCTATGTCAGGAGCTATATGTGGAAAACCTCCACCTTTTATACAATGAAATATAACCCTGTCTTCAGGTTTTAACATATTTAAAGCAAAACCAAAGTTTTCAAGCTTTACTGTTATATTTTTCCAATATTCTTCGTTATCTGCTCTAAATCTTTTAACTTTACTCCAAAACTCAACGTCATCAGGATCTAAAATATTATAAGACGTTTTATATTCAAGGTATGCAACTTCTTCTCTTATTTCTCTTTTTAATCGGTTTTTTTCTTCTATAGGCTTATTGCTTTCATCAACAAACCTTTCATCAATACCTATAAGATACATGCTTATACCGTTTTTGTCTATATATGCCAGATCAGATACTATACTACATCCGGGAAACAACACTCTTCCTTCTTTTTCAAGACCAAAGTTTTCTACTGCCGGATTTACTAATGGTTTTACATAAACCATCTTAGGATATCTGGCTTCTACCCTGGCTATCATTTCATCAAATTCCTGTTTTGTCATAACTTTTTGTTTTATTTCACAAAGATATGGCAAATTTCAATAAAAAACAAACGCCTATGCATTTTTTTTGCACAGGCGTTTCACAAATTTTAAGTAAATAACAATTCAAATCGGTATTACAGGTTACCTCCTGTAATAGGATTAATCATAGATATTTTCATAACCTTGGTAGGATCTTTTACCATTATTGAAGGAACATATTGTTTAGCCCAAACTTCAAAACCACTAAATTTACCTGAAGAATTAAAAATGTTCCTTCCAAGGTAGTCAGAAGTACCGTTAATATATCCGATTTTAGTCCCGTTGTCAAACTTATGTTTAAGTAATATCAGGTTGTCAGACAGATTTTCTACCACATCAAAGGCAATAAAAAGGTGAGAACTCAACGGATAACCGGTTTGAGGAATGATCGGATTTTCAATGTTATTAATTTGAGTGTTGTCAAAAGCAGGGTTGATAACAAATGATATGGTTCCAATAAATGGAATTGTGATACTGTTATAGAAATAACCGTATCTTAGTTTCATTCCCTGACCCTGGATGGCTCCGATACCTGCATTGGCAGCAGCATTGATAACGAATCCTGAACTTGCAGCTTCTTTCTTAATAGCATCGTTCAACAGTTGAGCACCACCCATACCCGTCATAAATACAACATTACGGGAAGGATCTACTTCGTCCCAATCTATTCTTCCGTTATAAAAGTTATAAATCGAAGACTGTAACATCTTAAGTGAGAAGTTCTTAAGAGTATAAGTTCTGGTATAAGCATTATTGAGCTGACGCCACAACCCAACGCTAAGACGTGATTTTTTAGGACCATCTACTTCAATAATACCACCTTCTCCCCACATCAGATAGTTTTCTATATCCTTAGCAAGCTGGGAAAGCATTGCAGATTCTATTTTGGTAAGAAAACCACCGGCTACCTTTCCTTCTGCCTTGAACTTTTTCAGGAAGTCCTTACCATACATTCTGACCGCATCATTAAATGAACGAATACTCGGATCCAAAGAACCTTCTTTAAAACGTAATACAAAATCAACCAATGCAGAAGCACCACCGTCTACAATTCCCAAACGTGCCATATCGGCAGCCTTTTCGGTAACACGCATAGATACATGAACCTGATGATCTCCTACAAAGTTATAATATTCACGATATCCGGCTTCTGCATGTACGTTTGTAAATCTTTTACCATATTCGTTGGTAGCGGATGAAATTCTGAACCAACGTGTTTGTGGTTTCAGATATTGGTTATCCAGAAATTTATTCTGAGCAGGATTTAACAGACGTAATGTATAAATATATCCGTCTCCTGTCGGAATGATATCGTCTTCGGTAACAAGGCATTGTACACCACCAATCTTATTATAGGTGATAATATCTCCATGCCCGAATTCTGCTTTGTCAAATTTTACTTTGAAAGTGGTATCTCCTAATCCTTTGGTTGTATTGCTGGGATCCAGGTCGTCAACAACAACAGGAAGCTCGTAAGCAACCGGATATTGCCATGTGTAACGACCCTGAGGATCATCAACAACAATGATGTTCTTTTTGTTGAGAACGGCAAGGTTGTAAAGCGGTGATTCAGCTTTACGAGCCATAGCCCATATATCCAGCAATCCTAACGAAGTAGGTCTTGCTGAAGGTTGCATTCTTACCAAAGAAAATTCATCGATACCCCTTGCATCCAGGGATATCTTTTCTTCTTTTATCAATATTCCGTTGTTTAAAACCGGTGTTGCCATAATTCTTAAATTTAAATCTGATACTAAATATTATACGTTTTTATAAAACTATGCAATTTTTACTACAGATTTGTTTTTATCAGCCAGAAACTGGTAGTTACAGCGTTTATACCCTTTGGCTGCATCCTGTCTTCCATACTCATAAAACCATTTCATATCTTCAGGAATAAAAACAAAAGGCGAATCAGTAAGAAATCTGGAAGGTTCATATATTTTTAAGTCTTTTCCTGTCTGACTTGCTTTCAAAGTTCCAACAATAATATCATCTGAATTACCCTGATTCATAAACATATCTATATAAGATGAAATAATATCTATTGGATTGTGGACTTTGCTGATTTCTGCATAACCCTGATTAAGATTCAGAACATCTATTGATTGTATGTCATTATAACTAATAATACCTGTTATCGGAGTACTTTCAAGAATACCACCGTCAACATACTGAACACCATCAATTTCTACAACAGACATGATAGGTGCAGCTGCGGTACTGGCAAAAATATATTTTGTAAAAGTTTCATAATCAAAATTTGAAGCATCAATATAAACTGAATTTTTATTGTTTATATTGGTTACTGTAACTATTAACTTTCTTCCTGATTCTTTTATATTTTGATGATCATTTTCTGTATAAATCTTTCTTATAAGAGTAAGAACAGGAGTAGAATCACCAAACGTATCATAAGTGTTAAGAAGTACAGATCTTACCATCGGAAATAACTTCATAGTAGTTTTGTACTTTCCGATACCGAGTTTTTGTTTTATTTTAAAAGGACATCGTTTATAAACTTTATCGTTGTCCAACGATATAAAGAGCTCTGAAGCTTCTTTTATCTTTCCTGCTGCAAAAGCACACGCCACTAATGCTCCTGCTGACGTTCCTACATAATAATCGTATTCTTTATGCAGAAACGGCTTTCTATCGGTATGGTATGATAACCATCCGAATGCCCAGGCTCCCTTACATCCCCCGCCGGAAATTACTATAGCTTTTTTCATATTTTTGTTTCTTTTGGTTTTTACCTGTTAAACAGCCACGATCTGTCATCTTTTGGTTTCAGTTTTCTTTGCAGGCTTGTTCTTTCTTCTATACTTTCAGACATTCCGCTATCATCTTTATACGAAGCGGTTTTTAGTTTACGCAGTGTTTCTTTTGCCGCCTTGCTTTCTCCCAAAGACATAATATATTTTTTATAACCTTCCGGATCTTTTAAAAGCCATGTTGCCTCTACAATAAGATCGTAATCTGGTTCTATAAACTGCTTTTGTTCTATAAGATAACCCAGTAGATTTGTTTTTTTACCGGTTATGCTTTCATAATTTACTGATGTAAGACCATCAACGATATCTTTCAAAACGGTTTTGTCTGCATTGTTATCCTTTAGCTTTCCACGTCTGGAAACAGCTTTAACACCTTCAATAAAAGTTTGTATTTTTTTAGATGCTTCTTCTTTTGCTTTTTCTGCTTCTTTTATTTTGTTTTCTATTTCTTCTTTACGTTTTTCTTTTACTGTATCATAGATACGTCTTGCTTTTTCGGTAAGTTTGCCTGCTTTTTCGTAAAGTTCTATTTCTTCATCAACTTCGTCGTCGCTCATTCCAAGATTGTTACGTAAATGATAAGCCAGAATTGTTTTAGCATCAGTTTCATTATCAGGATCTAAGCTGAACATTTCAGCATCTTTGCTGATAAGATTTATAATCTGTTTAATATCAAAACCACCAGCCACATGATATTCTATCATTTTCTGCAATTCTTCAGGTAAAGAATCTATAAACTGTTCCAATACGCTTTCAGATTCTTCTTTTCTTGCATTTTCTATATTTAGCTTTAAAAGTTCTTTAAGTTCATCTTTTGTATAGTCATCTATATCTTTGTCTATATCTAACGGCAGGAGTATCTTTTGTTCAATAAGTTCCTTAATAGTATCTTTAATCTCTCCAACCGCTTTGTTAGACGTTGAACTGTCGAGCTTTCTGCTAAGGCTCTGTGCTTGTCCTGTGATGATTTCGGCTGCCGAAATTTCATCCGGCTGGATATTTTGTTTGTCTTCTTCGTTATTTTCCGGTTGTTCTTTCTGAATATCTTTTTTATCTTCTGATTTCTGGTCTTTTTTTTCATCTTTCTTATAGTTTTTGGTTTCTTCCGGTTTTTCTTTGTCATCGTTACTGACCGAAGTTATATCAGGAGCAAGAAAAGCATCAGCTATATTAATATCCAGCTCCTCGTTTTCAAACATCTGTTTTTTGTTGTCGTTTTCCATAACACATTATTTTTTTTACAAATTTACGTATTTTTTCTGTATTGTTCAATTTCTTCTGTCAGTTTTTTTATTTTTTGTTCATATTCCTGCATAACCTGTTCATAGTTGTTTTTGGTGTTTTCCAGTTCTTTTTTGTATTCCTCAGATTGTCTGAACATCTGTTGCAGATCGTAGACATCAGGTATTTTGTTTTGGTTCAAGTCTCCTACTGAATATCCATACGATTTTAACTGTGTTTCCAGTAACCGATATCTTGCCTTCAGTTCTTCTATGGCTTTGTTGTATTCGTAAGCAAGTTTCTTTTCTTCCATGTTTAACAGACTCAGTTGCTTCAGTTCCTGACGTTTCTGTTCTGCTTCCAGTTCCATCTGTTTTTGTCTCTTTTCTTCCATTAGTTTTAACATCTGTAACAGCTTGTTATAAGAATTGCTACCTAATATTTCAGCAAGATCTGCAATAGATAATCCGAGTGTATTGTTGTTTACTACCACCTGCTTAATCTGGTCAAGTATACTACGATAGTTTATTTTGTTTGTTATAAATACACATAAATCCCTTAATGCCAACGCATCATCATCTATTTTCAAAATGTTTCTTTCTCCGGTATTAAGTATGTTAATCAGGTATTTAGGCGGGTTTTCTGAAAATGTCAGGTAATAAAATGCAAGGTTCGTTCTCATTTCATGGACTCTTGGCATAAGCTGATCAGTAAAGAGCATAAACCATTTTTCAGTTACATTATAGGATTGTACAATACTCAATTCAGCACTTCTGGCACTCTGATACTGACCGCTGGCACCCATAAGTCTTTCCATAGTAAAACCTATGGCTTCAAAACACTGACGTTTGAAAAATTCAGCCAGTTGTATTCTGGACGCTATCCTTGCTGACTGTTCAAGATTTAAAGCCTGAAAATGATTAAAATTTATGGGATTTTCAAGATTGGCAGCAGAAGTATCTACCGGGAGCATTTTAAACTGTTTCATGGCAAGATAGGCTCTCATATAGGGATCACTTGCCCAGTCTTCTGCCAGTGAATGTTTAGGTAAAACGTTCTGGTCTATAAGAATAACACTTCCCAATTCGTCGAGAAGTATGTCCATTATCTGGTTATTAACCAGATTATATGCCACCTGGAATGGTTTTGTCAAATCCACCAGACTGGAAACCTTCACATTTTTCTCAGTATAAACGATACCTTCTACCGGTAGTCTGCAACCATAAATGTTATCCGTACCATCTTTAAACTGATACCGTACAGGTCCTGGTTCTTTTCTTCCTATTCCAATGTATATCGGAAGACCGGTATCATTCTTTTCTTTATCATCACTGAAAGGAGTAAAATAGGATATTCCGTTACGGCTTATTTTAATACCTCCTACTACTTCTGTTATCCATTCCCATTCGATATGTTCTCCAAAGACAAGTGTTTCTTCGTTTTGCTCATTTTTTAAAGAAGTATTATATCTTGGTTTGTCTGTTATTACATAATCTTCAGATACTATAGTTTCTATTTTATTTCCGTTAATATCTATTTTGGTAAGTTTACCAACTTTTTTATAGGTTTTCCAGTATGCTGTTGTTACTCTCAGGTATGAACCAAGAAGGTTACCTCTGGCATCTTCGGAAGAAATAAAAAGATTGCTTATGATATCCTGAAGGTTACCTATGTTATCAAACCAGTATAATGTCCTGCGATAGTCAAGACCACCGGAATAAGCACTGTTATCGTATCCTTTTACATTTACAAAGTATGAACCGTCGTTTTCGTATCCTGTAAGAGCCTGGTTTGCATTGACATTACCGTAGTAGGTTTCAAGTTTTTCAAGGTCATCAGGATCTATATATCTTCCGTAGCGGTCTACTATTTCCTGAATGGTCATTAGTTCTATTTTTCCTACGAAATCGCCGTCAGAAATAAAGTAGCTGGAAGGTTTTTTGCGATAAAAAGTAAACATTGGATTCCAGTTTTCAATGAAGTAGTTGTTTTCTTCCATTCTGAAATGAAAGAAAGCACTCGAAGTAGTAAGAAAATCCACAAACGCTGAGAGTTCCAGTTCGTCCATTTTAAGACGATTGCAATCTATTTCGTGTAATTTGGCAGCCAGTTCTTCAACTTTTAATACAAAGTTTTTATTGAAATATTCGTTTATTTGTGGTATTTTGGAAATATAATCCTGAGCGATAGCGTCTTTTAGTTCAGGAGTAACCTGACTTTCGTCTATAAGTCCATATTTTACCATTTCTTTGTATATAGCTACGGATAGCTGGTTATAGACCAGTTTTTTAAGTTCTTCGTTTCTGAGTTCAAGGACTTCGTTGACAGAATAGATATCTACTGCTCTGTAAAGTACTTCTGTTTTTCTTTTTGAAAATTCTGTGGTAAGAGTATTTATTATCCTTGGTACTAGCGGATAAAACTTTAAATCCGTAACGCTGGTATCATGAGAATTATCTTCTGAAAGGAAAGTTATAAATAAACTGTTTTCATTGTCTTCGCTTACTATGTAATCTTCTTTATCTATAACTCCGGCTACAATTTTATAATTTTTTAACATTTTCATGCTTCTTGTTCTTAACTGGTTGTAGCCGTAGAATTCCAGCCAGTCAAGATTACGGGCATACCATTCAAAATCTTTATCTTTTTTGCTGAGAAACTGAAAAGGTCTGGTAAGTAAGGTGCTGTTACTTTTACCGGTTTTAAAGATACTATCCTTTGTTTCAGTTATAAGTTTAGCTATTTGTGGTTTCATTTTTATTACAAAAATACTAAATTTTAGGACAAGTCTATCTTAATCTAGTAAACAAATTCTTTTTACGCATGTAATTATATTTCACGGCTTTCGTTATTTTATCGTCAAAAAATCCATTATTTTTATTACTATCCTGTTCTACAGTAATGCTTTTAACATAACTTTTGTAGGAATTAACAACATAATAATAAGATATAGCTGCAGTAAGAGCCACAAGCCGGTCGGTATTTTCCACTCCATAGTATAACATTTCTGTCAATACCATTTTATCTTTTATGTATTCTATTCCTAATACTGTTCTTTCTTTATTTGTTAATGGATCTGTAGTGCTTCCTATCTCTGATTTTATAAAACTAATAGTATAATCAAGCATATTCATAAATACATTTCCTACGTTTCTGAATCCATACTCCTGATGTACTGAATTATTCATATTTAATTCTTTCAGGAACATCAGCTGGTTTTTTCTTATAAGGTGGTGTTGTTTCTTTTTTCGTATACAGAAATGAATGAAATTGTTTACATTATTTTCTACTACAGCTACGGCTTTGTACCATTCTATAATACGTAACATGTGTTCGTTGGTTTTTTCAAGGTCATCAAACCTTCCTGTCCAGCAGGCGACAATTTTGGCAGGGCTGATAGTATTTTCAATAACTTCTCCGTTTTTATTGTAAACTGTCTTTTCCGTAGGTTGTTTCAATATGTATACAGAAGCCAAAGAATTTGATGTTGTTGTTTTACCTTCTGATACAGGGTCAACGCCAGCTATATAGGAACCAAAAGGTAATGATGTATCAGGTTCTTCCCATACCTGTAAAACACCTTCCTTAAACATGTAATTAGACGGTAAAGGAAATATATCTATAGGTTTTTTATTACTTGGGAATGCTTCTATTTTACCGTTAACAACATCAAGTTCTACGCATTTGTAATCAGGTTTTTCCATTTCCAGTATACTTAAATGTTTTTTAATAATATCTATCGGAAATTTGCTTTCTTTACGGTATGAAAATGCTTCTTCCAGTGTTAACGGTTCCTGGCTTACAAAAATGTTATATTCTTCATAGGACATGTCCTGCTTTTTTTGTTCTCTGTCTTTGAGAATCCTTTCCTTTGCTTCATTGACCAATGAGTTTCCGTAAGCATCTACATAAGGAAGATAACGGTATGATTGTGGTATAAACAGTGCTGTTTTTCTTACAATACCGCTGTTATCATAATTTGGGTTATCTACACTTTTGATATCGTACGTTTCAGGATTCAGAACCATTTTTCTGAGTCCTCTGGATTCTTCCAGTTCTCCAACGGAACCCGAAGCTATAAACTGACCTGTCAGGTTTTCTCCGTCTTTGAGGGCAGGTTTCATGTAAAGGAATGTTTCAAGGACGGTAGGTGAAACGCCGGGTTCTTCGTAGAATACTATCCAGCTGGGACCTCCTACACCTTTTGTAGGTCCGTCAGCCATAGGTCTGGCTTTAACGGAAGATTTAAGACCACGGTACTGTTTAACACCTTCCTGGTTTATTTCTATCTGTTGTTTCCACAGGAACCTTCTGTCAGGAAACATAGGTCTTATCCATGCTGTATTACTGTTCAGAAAGTCGGCGTATTCTTCGAACATATCCCATACTTCGTGAAGATGATATTCGTGGAAAGAAAGTAATTTTACTATTTTGTTTTCAAGAAACCATAGTACATGTATCATTTTACCGGCATGATAGTAAGAAGAACCTGACTGTCTTTTTTTGACGATAACGGCATGTTTGTTTTCCATGAAAGCGATGTATTCGTATAAACTTATGTGATGCTGAAGGTCTGAATGATCAGGAAAGTCTTTTTTAAACTTTGATTTGTTATATATTGGAAGATAGTTAAACCAGAAATAAAGTTCTCCGGGGTAAAAGTATTCTCTTTTTCCGTTATTAATGATAACACCGTACATGCATTTTTCTTTTTCTGAGTCCCAAAAATGAATATAATCGTAGCTTTCTTCCTTATAGTTACAGTAAAAACCGTTTTTGTTATACAGTTCGCTGGCTCCTTTTATGAAAAGATTATATTGGTTATATTCAAAAGCACCCACATTGTAAAAACAACTGTTCAGAAATTCTACATAGTCATGTTTATCCTGGAAGGTTTTGTAGCGGAATTCTGTTATACTTTCCGGAGTAACTGGTTTTTTTACATCTTTAAATGTAAAGTATGGTACCTGTATATTCCCTTTTTCGTTTGTTTTTAATATCATAAATCATACGGGAGTTTTTTACCACCTTTTACTTTTTGGCTTTTATTTATGAAGGCTTCGTTTATAGAAGTTAATGTTTTTTTGTATGATTCCAATATGATATTAAAGTTTTTGATAACACTTTCTATGTTTTTCATGTTGCGGTCGTTGATTTCTGTTTCTTCAAGGTATCTTGCTATTTTATCTATAGAGTTTTTAAGTGATTCGTGTAAACGTATAATAGGATTGCTGTATATTTCTTTTACAAGACTGATGCATTCTTTAAGAATTTCTGGTTTATCTTCTTCTTTAAGACCAAGAGTTCTTAGTATTATTTTATCTTTACGGTATTCATCTAGCAAAAAGAAGGGATTTTCTTCAACATTAGGATAATAATGATTATGAAGATACGTAAGCCATTTGATTCCGTCCGGAAGTTTTATAAGTTCATTAAGCGGATATGTTTCATATACAAATCCGTTAGGAACTATATTTTTACCTTCATTGACTATTAACGGACTCATGGTATACTACCATTCTCCTATCGGACATCTTTCTTCTTTCAGTCTTAGTTTAAGACGTAAAGTACATCCACAAAGACCGCAACATTCGGAAAAAGGTATAACGCACATTTCTGTATCGTTATATCTTTTAAATTTACATACACGGCATAATCTGATTCTCTGGTGGTATAATTTCTGGCTTTCGCTTTCTTTTCCTGTAAGTTTGCTTATGCCGTCTTTTATCCACAGCAGAAACGCATGAGATATACTACCGAAGTTCTGGTATACAAGTTTTATACGTTTGGTAAATTTCATAGGTTATAACTTGTTACTGTTGAACATTTTGGTTAGTTTCGTTTTTGATTTCGTCAGGTTGTTTTTCCGGTTCATTATTTTTATTTTCCGGAGTCTGGAACTTCATTTGTAGTTCCTGCAGTTTTAAGGTATAAAGGTGTTCATAGTACATATTTTCAGCTATTTCTTTTCTGAGTTTTGAGATAGCTGCCATTTCTTTTAGGTTTTTCTTAAACTCGTTTCTTTCCGGACCGTTCAGGTTTACCTGTTGATTTTTCTGGTTTTGCATATTTATTTGTTTTAGTAGGTTACGATTTAATAATATCTATTATGTTTATATCGTCATTATCTTCGTAGTAGTTATTTGTTTTTTTGTAGCACTGTTCATTTACATATTCGTTGAACTGTTCATCTGTAAGACTGGTATACAATGCCAGTGGTATTTTTATACTATAACCTTCCGGACAGATAAATTCAATATACGTTGGTTTATTCTGTATGGATGAATATACAGATTCATTTTTCTTTTTTTTATTTTTATTATTTTTTGTATGCAAATTAAATTCAGATGCAAAAATAAAAATAATATTCTAAAATTCAAAAAACAGAAAGATAAGTTATAAACATTTTATTGTCATTTATGTTTTTAACCAGTAAGAATTTAGCTATACCGTCGTCATAGACAATAATATCTTTTGGTTCTTCGGTTTCTATCAGGATATCATTTTTACGTCCTCCGAAAAGAACCTGTAAGTTTTCTCTGAATATATCATCAAAAAGCTTTCTTCCTGACTTTTGAATTATTTTGTGAATATTCCTTACATATTTCATAAATTCAGTTATAAAATCTATATCATTTATAAAAATGTTTTTATAGGGGTTGTTAAGCATTTTATGATTAAGAGTATCTATATCGTCTATTCTGTTTTTAATATAGCAGAAGTAATCTTCGTTGCATTTTTTCAACTTAGTAATATATTTCTGGTATTTTAACATATTTTTTGCTTTGTATGCTATCATTATTTCGTTTAATTTGTACATAAGTTTGTATATATCTTTTTTGCTTCTTACAAACGGTTTAAATACTGAGTTTTCTATATCCAGATTTTTTTTTAATGATAATAATGGGAGCATTACGTAAAACAGGTTCATATTAAAATATCCGCTGAACTCCTGTATAAAGAATTTAGTAACTGTATGATATTTATGGCGTCCTGGTTTGAATGTCCCTTCCTTCATAAAATCTTCAAAAGAATCAAAGCCGTAGAATTCATAAGTTACAGGTGGAAGGAAGTATAAAGTATAAAGTCTGGAAGTTATCTGGTGTAAGTAGGATTCGAACAATAAATCATTTTTTTCGTTGGTAACAATAATATCTCTTTTAAGAAAATCAACAAGTTCTTTATAAATATCATACTTTTTTAAAGAACTAGTGATAACTGCTAAGTTTTTCTCTTTTTTAACATTATTTAATTTTTTAACATAGCTTCCTCTGATTCTTCTTTTGAATATATCCTGGTCTAAATAATACAATTCTTCGAATACAGGCATGCTTTTATATCTTACTTTTTTATAAACAATTATGTAGAAATAGTGAGCAAATATAATATTACATGTTTTTATAATATCGTATATTTTTTTAAGCGAATAGTTTTTATCTTTATTGATATAGAACAGTTTATTTAAATCCTCTAATAAAGCCGTTAAATCGTTTATTTTAGTGAATTTTGATATAAACCTATTCAGAGTATCAAAAAGTTCATTTTGTGTCTTATAGGGCAAATTAAATATGAAATTGGCATTAGGATTTATGTAGGTCCATAAAAACGTAAATTTAAGCCTGTTTATATTAAACACGTTAACATTTTTTAACCAACTTATTTGATTTTTAGCTAATTTATCTGCATATACTATAGTATAGACTGTATTATTTTTGTACCATTTGTTTATATATTCTTTATAAGTTAATTCTTCAATATCAAATATATAGAAGAATACTGTAATTTTACTAAAAACTTTAGCATAGTTATTATCATCTATGGCATAGTTAGTAACAAGTACATCTTTTAATATTTTATTTAAACCTCTTTCTTTTTCTAAATTTTGTATTTCTGTAAATATTTTAAAAGAATTTATATCATTTTTTCTGAATTCTTCTAATTTTTCTTTATGTTTATCTTTTGTAAGAAGAATATTTATAAGTCTTTTATCTATTTTACTTATACTATTTCTATTCTGAAAACATTTATATAAGTAATAAAACTCATAAGCTTCTTTATATAATTCTTCTGATATTCTGTCTTTTAAAATAATAACTTTACAAGGTATTATAAACATAATTAAATAGTTTTATTGTTATTAAAATATTAAAAGATGTTTTAGTATAATTATACAGTATAATTTATAGAATCTTTACAGAATATCTTATTATAATTTTTACAAAGGTATATAAATATTTAATATTTACAAAATTACTTATAAAAAATTAAATCAATTTTATATTTAATATATTGATCTATATAATTATATTATATAGTACTATATATTATATATTATTATTAATATAGTACTTATAAAAAAAAAACAATTAAGAAAATATTATATTTAAATTATAAATTTAATGTACACTAGTGTAAATTTAATGTACACTAGTATTGTCTCCAAGGAAATTTTAGTTTGCTATAATATAAATTATATAAGTTATATAAATTAAGAATTATATCTTCATTTTATAATTTTAACATATTTTATATTTTATTTTGATTTGTTTTTATCTTGTATTTGTTTCATAAGCATTTCTTCTATTTTTTCTACCTGTTCTTTCAGATAATCTATATCTTTTCTCATACTTGAAATATAATATACCAATACTATAAACGGAGATATAGCTCCTATTACAGTAGCTATCTGACTGAAAAAAGTGTATATTCCAAAAGTATCGTTAGTTTCAAGTGGTATCATACAATATCTTTTACATGGTTTCTTTTTCTTTCTTTTCGTTTATTATTCTCCGTCAGATACAAAATATTAAGATGGCTCAGATATAATAAAAACAAACTTGTAAAAAAAACTGCAACAGGGTATATTGTAAACCATACTGAGTAAAACAACAGCAATAAAACTATCAGGATATATCCCATGATATTTTTTATTTTTTCAAGTGTTCTTGTGCTCATATTTTATTTTAATTCAAATTGTTGGTAAAATTCTTTGTCCTGATACGATAAAGTAAAATGTTACATTATCTGAAACAGAAGGAAATGAGCATGTTGCTGGCATTGACGTTTGATTGTTTAACCCTATATATGAATATATACCAAAGTCATCATTTTTAACATCACATATTTGATTTGTTGCTGAAATATACGAAAATGTATAAGAACTGCCACTGGGAACTTCACGCCTAAAAGCAAATAAATACACGCCACTCGGTAATGTTACCGGTGATTGTAAATTGAATATATTATTCCCAACGACAATAGGTAGTAAATTAGTTTTCGCAATCAACGTATTTATTTTATTTGAAAAATCCGGCTGATATATTCCAAACTCTAATTTAACACTACCCCCGCTTGCGTTATATGATGAAACCCTTATACCAAGTGCTTCAACTATCATCGGCTCGGGTAGCAAACCAAACGCTCCTCTAAAATCATTGCTTGATGTTACAGTAGATGAAACAGAATATGAACTTCCAAAAATTGAATGAGTAACATCTTTACCTGTTGATGTATTCTTCGCAAATATCCCGCTATATGCGGAAATGGAAATGCCTCCGTAGTTTCTATCAATATACCACTTCAAATTCTTTAACGTCGTTACTCCATCGCCTATTTTAAAACAGTTTTTATCTTCTTCTAAAAACACAACCGTGTTCTTTCGCAACACATTATTAGCATTCGCCTGAAACCATGATATATTCCGTGTAATAATCACATCGTCCGCAATCCATTGCGTGCCGTTATGAACCAGTACATCTCCCAACACCCCTGTTGGTAGATCACTTCCTGCTTTTTTTTCAATATTAAATCCCATTTTATGTTAGTTTAAAAGTTTAAAGTTTAAAGTTACAAGTTAAAAGTTGCAAGTTACAAGTTACAAGTTTAAAGTTTAAAGTTTAAAGTTGAAAGTTGAAAGTTGTAAGTTGTAAGTTGAAAGTTTAAAGTTGCAACTTTATGCCTTATACTTTTAACTTTTAACTTTTTACTTTCCACTTTCATACTTTCCACTTTTAACTTTTGACTTTTGACTTTCTACTTTAAACAGCTACCCATTGAACAGAAAACTTATCACAGCTCACACCATTAATAGTTATAGTATTTTTCGGAAAATACCTGTTATACCCTACCGCATCAACCGTATACACTTCCCCAGGCAAAACTGGAAAGTTGTTTACTAATAAAACTTTACCTGCAACAGTATCATCATTCCTTACTATTAATGCCACTATATCTACCGGTATAACTATTATTATGCCTCCTACATTCTGATAACCGGTAACAAGTAAATCTACCGGCTTAGGGTTTATATCTACCGTTCCGTTTATTGTTCCACTTCCACCTACACATTGACACAACCTCGCTATCTGCAAGCTCAAATCCCTGATACCTATATTAACCTCATCCTGCAAATTCCTTTGCAAGTTACTATCATACGTATGCCCCTGAACTTCTCCCATATACCTTTATTTTAGTTGTTAGTTACAAGTTTAAAGTTACAAGTTTAAAGTTGCAAGTTAAAAGTTACAAGTTCATACTTTTTACTTTTGACTTTATACTTTTAACTTTTTGACTTTATACTTTTAACTTTTTGACTTTATACTTTTAACTTTTTGACTCTCCACTTTCTACTCTTAACTTTATACTTTTTACTTATGACTTTTAACTTTCTACTTCCTACTTTTAACTTTCTACTTCCTACTTTCTACTTTTAACTTTCTACTTTTAACTTTCTACTTCCTACTGCAACCCCTCTATCTCCAACTCCGTCACCCCCATACCCCCAGGGAATGCTCCCGTACAATCATACGATATCTGCCCAAGCTTATCATTCCCGTTAACCCTGTACTCCCTGACACCCCCAGGAGGAACATAAAAACCATTGACCATAGCCGGATTAGCCCCCACATTCCGAAACTGAACCCACAAAAACAAACCCCCAGGTACCAAACCCACCGCATTGCTTATCCGATTCAAAGGAATACTACTGGAATTAAAACTTATTACAACCGGATTCCTGATAACCGAACTACTCGCCAAACCAGCCTGACAACAAGCCAATAACTGCCCCAATAACCCTATAACCTGACTAAACCCATTATTCAAATCATTCTGTATGTTCTGCAACATACTATCTATACTTACTAATAAACTATTTATATTCCCTAAAACATTATTAACATTATTCAATACACTATATATAGAATTCAACCACCCATTCACATTCACTAACTGGTTAATAATACTAACTAAATAATCACCTAACATCTGGTGCAAAGCATACACCCTGTCACATATACACCCCAATAACCGCTCTATCTCATTACAATTACCATTACCACCACAACTCATAGACAAATATTTTAGTATTCTACCTATACTAAATATTAAACACAATTAAAAATAAGTTATAAGTTATAAGTTGAAAGTTGTAAGTTGTAAGTTACAAGTTGAAAGTTGTAAGATAAAAGTTACAAGTCGAAAGTTGAAAGTTGTGAGTTGAAAATCGAAAGTTTAAAGTTACAAGTTTGTCTTTTATACCTTCTACTTTTAACTTTCAACTTTTAACTTTCTACTTTTTACTATCTTTACACCAACAAAATCAATAACCTATGAAAAACCTAAACCAAACTACCAAAAACCTAACCAAACTTGCCTTCCAAATATCCACCCACACCACCCCCCCCCCCCCACCCAAATAATCACCCCTAACATTCCTCATAAACTACACAATAACTATAACCAAATTCCTACTATTCAACCAAATAAAACGTAGAAAATAATAATATAAACATATACCTTATACTACACCTCTTAAAAATATAACAAAATAAGTCTATAACAATTTGTTTATTAATTAATAAATTCGTTAAATAATTTGTTTATTATACGAACAGCTCTAAAACTATAACACAAACAAACTTAAAACTATGATACAAAACTATGATACAACCAATTCTAAAACTATATCACAATACGAAATTATGATACTACACTACAATAATATACTACGATACTATATTACTATACTATACTATGATATTATAATATAATACTACACTACTATACAATCAGATTTAAAACTATCTTACAAAATTATGATACAAGATTATGATACAAGACTATCATACGAAACTATGATACGAGCGGCTGGGAGTCAGTCCCCCCCTTCCCCCCCGCCGTGTTAAGTTTTTTGTGTCCCCCCTGTGTTTGGTTTTTGGCTGGTTGGTTGTGCTGGCTGGCTTGCTGGTTGTTGGTTGAGTGTTTGTTTAAAGGTTTGTTAATAACCGTTAAAAGGAAGGGAATAAGGCAAAGGTTAAACAGTGCATGAAAGTTTTTATAAAGGTTTGAAAAAATATAAAAGCGGTTTTGGTTTCGTTTGTAGTAAGGTTTGTTTTAGAATGAACGTAAAAAAAAAGGTAACGCATCGTGATTGATACGTTACCTAAACAGTTTACTTTACTGTTCCGTGTCATTTTCAGATTCAGATGAAGCCCCCTTGTTAAACGTTGGGGGTTCAAACTGGAAGTACTCAGTAAAAACGTCTAAAGGCAAACTCACACAATATCCCACATTCCTTACATCTTGTCTGAAATATACAGGTTTAAGCATACCTGTATACTCCACGAAATAGGATGTTTTAATTCTAAACTTTCCTGATTGCTCATCCTTGATTGGTGTGTGTTTAACGTAAACACGGATTTTTTCTTTTGTTTTCATAACTCATGGTTTTATAGGTTAGACATTTATTTTATATAATAGCAAACGAAAATTTCCGTTTTAAAGTTCTTATAAACATTTTAAAACATACACACTAAAACCGACCACCGCTACACATACACTAACAATCCTCACCGAACTACGACATACTTTAGTGCAAGTATATATTTGTGTGGTATATACGTATATATATGTACTACGATGTGTTAAAAAAAAAAACACATAAAGTAAATGTTCCACAAAATGTTCCACGTGGAACATTGAAAAAAAAACATAAAAATTAGACCCCACGGTTATGAGACGTGGAGGTCTATGTGGCTCCGTGGTGTGAGCCGCCCGAGGGGTAACAACCCGTAACAGCAGACTGCGTCGAACAGACTATATGTCTGTGATGTGCGGTACAGGTAGGGCGGGCACCGAGTGTGTCAGCGGAGGTGATAACCAAGACACCACGGAGTCATGAACGCCATTGAGGTCGAAAGACCAAGATGGAAGACATAGGGCTGCCATATACTAGGAAAGCAGCCCGAACTGGACGCAAACACCCGTAGCTACAACGCTACTGAGGGGGGATAACCGTCCAGCCACTTGTGCAGTCAAAAGACGAAACAAGTGGTATGCGTGGGAGTAAGTTCTCGGGTACCCACGCTAAATCGGTGAGGACCACAGGATAAACAGTGTCCGGACACTGCCTGTGGTCGCAAGCCGCTAAGGTGAAGTTGCTGTCCCGAGGCACGTCGAAATGCGGGTAGTTTGTCAGTTTGTAATGTCCCGCTACGTATTGGGAGTCAAAACTGACTGAGAGGTTTGCCGTTTTGAGCCCGTGAGCAGGTGCAAAAACGGCGGGGGGCATCGGAAGATGCACTGTCAGGTCCGTAAATCCTGACTTTTTTTTACGTTCCTGAAAAAAAAAACAAAATAAAATAGAATAAAATAAAATAAAAAAAAAAACAAATAAAATAAATAAGATATGAATACTAAATATAATCTACGCACCCAAAGAAGGGTGCTCGCAGAACTAAAAAAGTATTCTTACCCGTTGAAATTCTACGGAAAGAATACTGCAGGAACGGCTAACTCTCCGTTCCAACTTATGCACTACCTTCTCAACGAGCAAGTAGTGCATGTAGAACAAGGTGAAGAAACTCACGAATGGTCCTGGGTTTCAACACCAGAACGGAGAGTAATCGAATCAGCGACTTGGACAGTAGTTGACGTTCAATGGTTCGATTAGCTATTTTCTGCGATTTTGCGAAAGCTCTTTTGAGTTAGTAACGACGGAGAGATTCCCATTGCTCTGTTACTCAAGGATGGGACGGCTTGTGCTGATAGTTTAATTACTATCAGTTTAGCCGAATTTATTAACAGATTGAAGCAGGTTTGGTGTTATCCTGTTGAGTTACGTTCAGAAAAACACCAATTACTTTATTATTAAAAAAAACAACAACAAAAAGAGAAAATTAAAATTTATAATTATGGAAAAGTTAAATGTTAAAATCCGCAGAGTTCTTGATTTAGGATCTGCGGTGTTGCGTTCGAATACTTCGGATGCGACTAGGGAAGTTAAAACGGTATCGGAATTTATGGATTTTTTAGAAAAGGAGAGGTCTATAAGTTTTGATATGTTTTATGATAAGACTTATGATGTCTTGCTCAACGATAAATACGTTGAGTGGACGGTTTTGGACTCAGCCGGTGAGGTTATTGAGTTCAATGTGTTTGAAGTTTAAAAAAACGAAAAAAAAAAACAATTAAAAACAAAAAATTATGGAAACGAAAATCATCAATTTGACTCCCCATGAAGTGACAGTAGTGGGGAGTAACGGGGAAGTCCTGGCGAAGTTTCCCCCGTCAGGACAGGTTGCCCGTTGTGCGGTTTCTAGAACTGCAGTGGGTAACATTAATGGGATCCCCGTCAGTAAGTCTGTTATGGGGAAGATTGAAGGGTTGCCTGATAAGGCTGATGACACTTTGTATATCGTATCTCGAGTAGTAGCTGAAGCTGCGAAAGGGGTACGAGATGATCTTGTCATTCCTGACGATGCGGTTCGGGATGACAAGGGTGTCATCATCGGGTGTAAGGGTTTTGCAGTGGTTTAATAGTCACTGCCGTTGTTACCTGCTGGCAACGTAAAACAATCAGCAGGGTTTTGTTTATGTTTAACTGAAAAAAAAAACAAATTAAAACTTAGGCTTATGAAAGAGATGTTTATTGTTAAATCCATCAGTGACGTAATGTACACTGATGGTAATAGCTGGGCGTACAATCCGGAGGAGCTTCGTCCGCTCAGCTATTCGGAAGCTCAAAAGCTGAGAAGGAGACTTTATAATCAGTCTCACTATTCTGACGAATTTCAAGTTGTATCTTATGATACAGCTGTGATAAAGTATCGTCAGGAAGCTTTTGAGTGGAGAACTGAAGAATAATGGGAATTTAACCGTCTGGTGGTATAGTTGTGTACCACTGGACGGTTTTTATTCTTGGTTGTATTAAAAAAAAAACAAATTAAATATTAAAAATTATGAAAACAAAGAGTGTTCTTAGAGAAAAAGCAGAACTGTGGCTGGCACTTGGAGTGTTGGCTGCAGGATTCTGCATTAGTATTGCTGTTACTATTATGGAAATTTCTAAGTAACAGCAAAAAAAAACAAAAAAAACATTAAAAAATCAAAAAAAAAAACAAATTAAAATAAGATCAGCCACACAACAGTATTTGGGATTGGCTCTGGTACTGTTGTGTTTGACATCTACGTTGTATAGATGGAGTGCTGACGTTTTTTGTCAGGTTTTGAGCGATATCAAAATCTGAAAGGTTAGTCTCTGGCACCTGAAGTTCAGAGAAAAATCATTAAAATCTGTGAAATATGCATCTGATCATCAAAGGTTACAAAAAGGTAACTAAGAACGGAAAGGAAGTAATCCTTCCGCTTGCCGTTAACGCCACCAACGATTCTGAAGTATTTTTCGTTGCTGATGGCTTTTCATTTACTCTGGAAGTAGATGATAAGCAAATTCAGCAACTGGTGGAATCAGGCAAATTAAATAGAGTTAATAGACTCGAACGCCGCAAAAGCACTCAAAATACTGATTCCGGAGAGGACGAGTAACAGTGCTAGTGGCTTAACCATTTAACTAATTTTAAGTTTTAATGGGCAGGCTGATATAACTTCAGTTCTGCCCTTTTTATAATTTTTAACAAGTTTATGTCTAACAAGCAAAAAAAATAAGTTTATGCCTATCAACAACATTAAAATACTTGTAGGGGATTCCATTTATACTGCAAAAGTTATAAGGAATCCCGAAATGAGTAATACGCAAGGTATTAGCCTTGGAAACACCGTTGTTCCCGTTAGAGGGAATTTCAAAAAAAGTGGTGCCATTTGTGTCACAACACGTAAAAGCGGTGTTCCATTAATCATTCCGGATGATGACGAAGGAAATCTTGTACTGTTTAAAGTACAGGATGACAGAAGCATTTATGTAAACGAAAAGAAATTAAAGCCTTTCCAAACTGTAATGGGATGGGAAATTTACAACATTACAGTTGAAGAATATAATGTAATCACCGGAAAAAACAAAAAGCAAGAAACTAAAAGCGAAGTAGAAAACAAAGAATAAATGATTTTAAGGCTTAGTCTGTTCTATAAAGATAATACAGAACAGATTAAGCCTTTTTTTTCAATTCAAAATTTTCATAAAATATTCAAAAAATATGGTAACAATATTTATGTTTGTATTCTGGTTTGTATGTATACACTACATAAAATATGATAGTATGTTATATTTTTTAAGCGTGTTTGTTAAAAATCATCCTGCATTTTCATTTTTTACATTTATATTCACAGGATTATTGATAGATAAGAAAATATCAGATATTTTACAAAAATAAAAGTAAAAAGTAAAAAGATAAAAGTAAAAAGTAAAAAGATAAAAGTAAAAAGTTAAAAGTATAAAGTCAAAAGTAAAAAGTATGAACTTGTAACTTTAAACTTGTAACTTTAAACTTGTAACTTTAAACTTGTAACTTTAAACTTGTAACTTTAAACTTGTAACTTTAAACTTGTAACTTTTAACTTGCAACTTTAAATTTTAAACTTATAACTTTCAACTTTTAACTTGTAACTTTAAACTAATGTACTATGGGAAACGGAACTGAATATCTTATATGGGACGGATATAATGAAGATGAAATCAGAGACGAAGTTCTGACACACTATTTAAGCATATATAATAACCTGTGTCAGGAAAGAATAAGCATTATAAAGTTGAAAGAAAATTTACTTGAAAGATTGAAAAATTGTAAGAATGGTGAGGAAGCAAAAGAGCTATTAGACACTATATCGGCTATAGATTCAAGACTTTCAGAACTGGAACTTGAATTGCAATATTATTCTTCATATATATATCCCGGACAATCTTATATGTAAGTAAATTATAATGAAATATAACATTAAATGATTAAAAATTTGTTAAAATTTATAATTATGAAAAACAAATATGCATACAATTATCAAACAAAACCATTTTATAATACTGCATTGATTGAAGATATTAAGAATGTAAAACTATTACTTGAAAAAGGAATAAATGTATATCTGATGCATGCAGCTAAAAATGGTGACATGGGAACTGTAAAAGTCTTACTTGAAAACAATGCAGATATAAACGCAAGAGACGATTATGGCTGGACGGCTCTTATGTGGGCTGCTTATAATGGTTATACTGAAATTGTCAACCTGCTCCTTGAAAATAATGCGGATGTAAACGCTCAAAACGTATGGGGAAATACAGCTCTCATCTGGGCAGCAAGAAAAGGACATACTCCTGTTGTTAAATCGCTTCTTGAAAAAGGAGCAGATGTAAATATAAGAGACAAAGAAAACGGATGGAACGCTCTGGTCTGGGCAGCCTGGTCCAGAAATGATGATGTTGTAAACATTCTTGTAAATCATAAATTATAATAAAATATTATAATTTTGAACAATATAAATTTATAAATTTTGTTAAAATATGAAAATACAAATAATAAAAAAAACGTTAAACTATTAAATTTGAATCCTATGAAAACAGCAAACGAAATCTGCAATGAATATGGTCTCGATTTTGGAGTCGAGAAAAAACAGCTGTCTTATTTCAATAATGGACAGCAATTTAATACAAGCAAGTATGCTATTATAAGAACAGATAACGGTAAAATGTTATCCGTAGTAGACAGAAAATATCATATAATAACATACTGCGAAGCTGTCCAAAATATTATGGACGCTTTACAGGTTTATAATGAAAACTCAGAAAATAAACTTTCATTGATAAAAGCAGGAGAACTGGATGGTGGCAAAAAGATGTTTGTCCAGTTCAAAGTGGGGGATACTTTTAAAGTCAACGGGGACGATACAGAACAATATATAACAATTTTTAACAGCTACGATAAAACAATATCGTATGCTGTCGGTATCGGATATAAAAGAATGACCTGCCAAAACCAGTTCTATAAATTGCTCAAAAAGTCACAATTCCATATACGGCATTTGTCAAACGCTAACATGAGAATCGAAGAAATGAAAAACAATATACAATATGCTATTAACAATAATCAAAATCTTATAGAAAAACTGAACAGGTTTGCTAAAGTACAAATAGATCAAAAGTATATTATAGAACATATAAAGAAAATTACAGGAAAAGAAGAAAATAACATATTACTTAATGATATAAAACTGGAATGCGATAAAATAGGATATAACCTGTGGGGACTGCATAACGGGATCACAAGATATGTAACCCATAGCATGCCCACAAGGAAAGGAGAAAAAGGCAAGTTCAGAAATATAATCCTGGGAAGAGGATTCGAACTTGCCAACAGAAGCTTCAACCTGATGGAAGCTGAACTGGAAGAAGCCTGATATTACTTTATAACCTGACTATAAGATCTTTTATGTTTTAAATTGTTCATTAAAAATTGAAATTATATAATAATTTGAAAACAACAAGAGATTATTTTTATTAAATTTGCAATAAAGAACAGTTATGTTAGAAATAATAAAGAATATTAACGGTACAGGTTCTGACATATCAGATGAAAAGAATATAAAGAAAGGAAGAGAAGTATATAAAATAATCAAGCTTATAATGTCAAGCGTTAATGAAGAACATCTTCAGGTATGTCTTGACATTATAAACAAAAAAACTGATTACGGTACATTAAGTATAGGAGAAGCAGGTATACTCAGAAGTTTAATAGTTTATAAAAAGAATGAAATCGAAGATAAAGAAAAAGAAGAAATTATAATTGAAATAATGAAAGATGTATACCTGAAAGAAAATGAGATTAAAACCTACGAAACTAATAATAAAATATTACCTTTTATTTAAATTTGTATTTCAGGATGAGAGTATTAAAATCAACAGAACTGGAAGGAATAAAAGAATTATATTGCAACATCCTGAATAAGGATGGATTCGGATTTAAAGTTATAAAACGTAAACTCGGAAATATACTGAAATATACAGAACATTACGAAAGACTTAACGATAAAGAAAAAAGAGAAAATCTTGGATCATATTGGCATTATATTCAAACCAATCTCTCAGAAGTCTTTGTTATACTAAGTCTTGAAAACTTTGAATCAGGACTGTTAATTTGTATTAAAGATCTGGATGAAATAAGACACCCTATAACATACAGAAATATAGAACATTATATAGGACTGTATAGCCACGACTTTACAAAAAAATGGATTAGAAACTACGTGGCTTTGGAAAGTAAGATAATCGACATTTTTGGTTTTAAAGGTACAGACTATGAAAAAACATTAAATAAAGAATTCTATAACGATCTTATAGTAAGTAGTAACCTGCCAGATCAGTTTAACAACTCTTTATATCTTAACTTGCTATACAAAATACCACAATATGAACTGGATTGTATAAGAGATATTAGTCCTAAAAGAATAATAACCTATGATTTTCAAAAGAACAGAATAAATCATTATACTACCGATTGTGATAGTAAGAAAATTATAGATGAAATAAAAATAAATAAAAGATCTTATAAACTTTTTGAAGAAGAATATGAAATGTTCTATTGTTAAACCATTTAAAATGTAAATTTATGGAAACAAATGAATTTTTTGATGCTGTAAGAGAAAGAAATTACGAAAAAGTATTATTGTTTATTCATGATGGTATAGATGTTAATATGAGAGATGAACATGGAAGAACAGCTTTGATGGTTGCTGCTGAAAAAGGGTATCCTGAAATAGCTGAACTTCTCATAGACTATGGAGCAGATGTTAACGCCAGAGATAACCATGGAAGAGATGCGTTATATTATGCTATTATTAATACAAAAAAATAATTAAAAAAAAAAATAGTAATTATGAACAAAATAGTTTACACAATACTGCCGGACAAAGATTATATCAAAGTAAAAGGTGAATGTAAAGAAGAAAATTTAAGTTTTATATTAAGACTTAAAAGCCAGGAAGATATCTATAAATTGGGAAATACAATGAAAAAAGCAATTAAAAACTTTGATAAATATAGCTATAATAAAAAACTGGAAATAGTACTAAACAACTAAATTATGAAAGGAAAAGTAGCACTTATCGAACTTATTAAAACTATATTCTATATAGTATATATTTTCTTTTTAGTAAAAATTAACATTTGGTGTTATAATTTTGTTATAGATTACGTAAGAAATGAAGAAAATTATAACGAAGTTGCAGGATATCTGCTTATATCTTTCTTTACTGTAGCATGTAATATATTTTATACTGCTTTTATGATGATGGTTGAAAAAACTATAGATGCTTTCAGATAAAAAAAAAATAAAAAAAAAAATAATTAGTCATGTTAAGAAAATTAATAAAGTTTAGTTTAAAAAAAGAAAAAGATAACGTATCTTTGCAGGAACAAAACAATATGATTATGGAAAACAATGAAAAAGAATGTGTTATTGGCATTGATATAGGTATGAAGGGTGGTATATCAGTATTTGCCAGAGAAAATAAAAGCCAGGAATTTAAGCTGGTAGATCTTATACACATGCCTGTTGTCAAAGGAGTAAGAACTTCAAGACGGTTCTCTAACTTTATCAATCCGGGCATGCTGGTCATTATACTTAAAAACCAGCAGCAAAAGTTCGGTAAAGTTACTGTTGTTTTCGAAGATATAGGAAGTATATTTAAAATCCATAAGCATACCATGTATAGCCTGGGAAGACAACGTGGTGTTATAGAAGGTATTTGTAACGCCTTACATATCAAAATGTACAGTATAAATCCCAGAATATGGCAGAAATATATATCCTCTTTACCTGAATCACAACAACAGGAAAATACCGAACAAAGTAAAAGCAAAAAGAAAACAAAATACCTTTCTTATAATACCTTTATTAAACTGTTCCCGGAATATAAAGAAAAAGTAATAGGTAAAAGAGGATTTAAAGACGGACTTACCGATTCTGCTCTTATTGCTTATTATTACATAAATGAAGTTTATGGAAAAGAAAAACAAAGTCAGGAAGTTCAAACTTCTGTTCAGGAATCAGGGAATTGATACTACCATAACCTATACCTTAGTAAAAGAAACCAAAGATTATGTTTTCCTTAAACAAGACTACGGCACCCCATACTTTACTTACAGAGTTCATAAAAGAACACTGAATGTCAAAGGAATAAATGAAAAAGAGAAATATAAATGGGATATACCAACAGCTGTAAGACTTATAGAGATGAAAGTTGAAAGTAGAAAGTAGAAAGTGGAAAGTTTGAAAGTGGAAAGTTGAAAGTAGAAAGTAGAAAGTGGAAAGTGAAAAGTTTGAAAGTTAAAAGTTAAAAGTATGGAAAACAAGATCATTACACGAAAAGATTCTATAAGAACGTTTACTGAATATGCCAGAAATTTAAGCTTTGTAAATACAAACTACCGGTTCCTGAAAGATGTATTAAATTTCCCATCCATTATAAGTATAGTTGCCAGACCACAGTGGGGAAAAACCTTATTAAAAGACCAGCTGTGCATGGATTTATACTACCAAAACCGCAATAACCAGGATATAAACACGAAAATAAAAGGATGGCTGGACTTCCAGCTGGAAATGCCTATATATGAGAAAATCAAAAGAGAACTTAAATTCATGGGAGTAGATACGTTAAATCTTAAAGACATAGAAAATAAAGTCAAAATGCTCCCCGACGAAAACTGGTCAACCATAACTGAAATACGTAGTATAAGCGAACTGGAATATTATGCTATGAAAGAATATACAGAAACCGGTAAAAATCTTATCAGCGTTGACCATGCTCTTATTATAACCAAAGCAGGAACAGAAATGCAGTCGTTATTTGAAGCTTTGGTAACTTTAAAAAAGAACGGCATTTACAGCATAGTCCTGAGTCAGTTACGCAGAGATATAGGATCCGACGAACGTTGCAAAAACGGTTCTAATAAAGCAAAGATATACGAATCCGATATATATAACAGTGACATCCTTATGCAATATAGCGATATCGTTATATATATAGACAGACCAGATCTGAGAAACATAAATATATACAGTTCTGCCAAAATACCTTTCAGCGACAAGGAATGCATTATAGGTATGCTTAAAAACAGATTTGGTGAATTAAAACATTATAAGTACAAAATAAATAATAACCTATTGTTTGAACTTATAGAAGAAATAGATTTTAACAAAAGATACAACACAGAACTACCGGAAAATGATAACTTTGTAAATGAAAAGACACAAGAAGAAAACGGAATCTTCGATAATCAGGATATTGAGATTGATTTTTAATATAAATAAATTATTACCTTTACTGTTTTATAATAAGAAAAAAGACCAACTTGCCAGAGAAATTATATCCGGAACTATATCATTCTTTGATATAAAAGATAAAGAGTTTTTAAGTAATATAATATTTGAATTGGATTTGTTCGATGATGAAAAATACGTAAGAATAGATCTTACTGAAACTTATTATAATTTTGCAAAAAACTACCCTACAGAAGTAAAAGATCCTAGTTATTTGTTATATTTTATAAGAGAAAGATGGGGAGAAAATTATGTTAATTTCTTTAAAGATATGCTTTGATTATGACAAGGGAAGAAAAGGTATTTCAGGTTATGTTTAAGAAGTTTCCGGACCTTATAATAGACATTGCCGGAAACATACATTGGGAAATCGATAAAAACTTTGAAGATAAATATAATAAAGAAGCAATAGCGTATGCTGATGCAAAAAACAGAAGAATATTTCTTAATACCAAAAATATCAACAAATATATAGGAAATAATGAAAAAAGCTATATTTTGGTTATACTACATGAACTTCTTCATATAAAATTAAATCATTATTTAAGAAGAGAAAACAGAGATAAAGAAATATGGAACATAGCTACGGATGTAGAAATACACAGTATAATAAGAAAGATTGATGAATCTTTATATGAAATAGCTAACAAGAAAGGAGTAACTTTTGAAAATGTAAATGAAAAATTACGTAATGAAAGTTCCTCTGAAAGAATATGTGAAGAAGATTCTGCTGAAGAAATATATGACAAAATTGTTAAAGAATTAAAACCAAAAAAATTGATAATTAAAATTATAGACGAAAATCAGATTAAAGATGAAGCTATAACAGGCGATGAAAGTGAAGGAAAGTCAACAGAATCAGAAGTTATAAATCCATATAACACAGAAAGTCTTGAATCTCAATTAAAAAAGGCAGGATTAAGATCAGGAAATTCTTTACTAGGAAAAATAAAGAAAGCTCTGTTAAAAGAAAAACCGGATATAGCAAAATATATCATTAAGCAAATAAAAAATAATGAAGGAAACAGCAAACGAACTTACTCGAAGATAAATCCGACAGCAGCTTCTAATATGTGTATTCTACCATCAAGGATAGGAAATAACAAAGAAGCAAAAGTCTTATTAGGAATAGACACTTCCGCAAGTATAAATGATAAAGAACTAGGTCTGGTTTACTCGTTTTCAGAAGAACTTATTAAAAGTATAAACAAAATTGATATAGTTACCTGTGATACAGAAATAAATAATGTAGAAAAGATTAAAAGTAAAAGCGATCTAAAAAGATTGTTTGAAAGAAATATAAAAGGCGGAGGCGGAACCAATATGAATCCTTTGGTAGAATATGCAGATAAAAAGAAATACGATTATTTTATATTAGTAACAGACGGGTATCTTTTTGAAGATCTTAAACCACAAAAAAACGGAACTAAAAGATTTGTAGTTCTGTATAAAAGAAGTCATAGCCTTGATAATGTAAGAGGAGAAAGAATATTTTACCTCGATTAAACAAAAAAAAAAAACAATTAAAAAAAAGTTAAATAAATAAACAATGAATATTGTTACTGCTAAAAAGATTGTGGAAGCTAATGTTATAAGCCCTCCTGATTTAAGAACCCCTTTATGTTTATTAGGACCAGTAGGAGTGGGTAAAACAAGTATTATAAAAGATATATGCAAAAAATATAATAAAAAACTTACACTTATAAACCTTGCATGGAAAACGAAGGAAGATATAACAGGTATTCCTGTAATCAATTTCTTAAAACTTGTTAACGAGTTAAAAGAAAATAAGGAATGCCGGCAGGAAGTTCATTTTACAAGACTTCCTTTACATGATTCAGATGTAATATTCATAGATGAAATAACGAACTCAGATTCTTATTCTATAAAACTTGTCATGCAAATGATATCCGAAAGAATCTGCGGTCCGCATAAACTGAAAGATGATGTGTATATTATTTGTGCAGGTAATAATCTGAATCACTCATCACTGGCAAAAGAACTTCCTGAGCCTATGCTAACCAGAATGGCATTCCTTAATATAGACTACGACCTTGAAAGTATCATACGATATGCCATCGATAATAAATGGAATGAACACATAATAAGTTACATAAAATACAAACCTGAATGCATAGGAGACAGTGAGTCAGTGCATTCCAATAATGCTTTTATAACACCAAGATCGTTGGAAAATCTCAATAATATACTTGATTTAGATATAAACGAAAACCTGAAAACCAAGTATATTTGTGCTACAATAGGTTTTAAGTATGGAATGGACTTTATTGAATTTGTTAATAAAACTCAAAAATCAGTAAGTTATGAAGATATAAAAGATTGTATAACTAATGATAAAATGTCAGAACTTGAAGATAAAATTAACAGTATATCTTACGAATCAAAGCTTGTAACTATCTATAGGATGAGTAATTACCTGCTTAATGACAGTTTAGATCCAAAGGATATAGTAAAATGCTATAAAATATTCAAAAACAATATAGATAAAATGGTTTATACGTCTATTTTTACTTCAAAGGATGAAAACAATGTAAGGCTTATAAATAAATATATGAACAGATTTAAAGACAAATCTGTACTGGATGTAAATGATAAAGATTCTGTAGAGTTTTATGATAAAGTTATTAAATTTACCTAAAAATAAAAAAATAAAACACTATGATATTCAATCTTACAATAAATCTTGAAGAAATGAAGGAGCTTATAAAAACCAATATAAGCCTTCCTAAAGAAAAGAGAGTTACTCAATGCTTTCTTGGACCCGTAGGATGTGGTAAAAGTTATACTGTATTACAGACCTGCAAGGAATTAAATAAAAGAGTATCCATTATAAACCTTTCAAATACTACAAGGGAAAATATAACAGGAATACCTGCTGTAAATTTCAAAGAATTATTTGCTAATTTACTTAATAAAGCAAATAAAAAAGAAGCTATTGAAAGTATAATTTATACAAAACCTTATTTTATTGATTCGGACGTTATATTTATAGACGAAATTACCAACGCCAGTGAAGATGAAATAAGTATAGTAATGCAGATGATTACGGAAAGAATTGCAGGGACTCATAAACTGAAAGATGATACCGTAATCATCCTTGCAGGAAATAATACAGATGATTCTGACTTGGCTTCTGAACTTCCTTCACCTATACTCACAAGATGTTCTGTATTTAAAGTAAAAAGTAATATAGAAGAAACGTTAAAATATGCAAAAGAAAATAACTATCATAAAAAAGTTATAAGTTTTCTTGAAAACATGATAAAAGAAAATAAAACATTAAGTTATAAAAAACAGGAAAACAACATGCCTTTTGCTACCAACCGCACTATAAAATTTCTGTCAAATCTTATGTATGTTACCGAAAAACTTAATCTTGAAGAAAAGGATTTTGAAGATATGGTCAGAGGAGTAATAGGAAAAGAATACTCCGAAATGTTTGTAAAATCTTAAATCAGTTTGCTATGTCTAAAAGTATATTCGATAATAAAAATAATCTGTTATTTTACAGAAATATATATGACGAAGATAAAGTTTACATGTTATACCTGTTGAACGAAGACCAAAAAGAAAAAACAATAAAATATATGCAAAACAACTTATCAAATATTATAAGAATAGGAAGAGCAAAAAAATATATGATCTACAAAGAAAACGTAATCCATTTAATAAAAGACGGAGTTATATACCTGAACAGAACCGAAAATAAAATCTATGAACCTACAAAAGATCAACTGGAAAATTATAAGATATTATATTATCAATGCCTGAAAGAAGAAAGAAATAAAAAGAAAAAAGAAACTATAAATAAACTAAGAAAAAAATACGAACCAACAATAGAATATATTACAGAAGCAAAAGTAATACTTGACAATCACATAAAAGACAGCAGTAAAACGCTTGCAGATTTAATAAAATGTTTGATGGATATAAGAGAAAAACATTGTGTAACAGGCATAGAATTTAATTTGCTGGACTACGTAAAAAACTATAAACATGTAGGATGTATCAAGAGCATAACACATTTCCTGACAGATTATATTGTATCAAAAATTTCATCTGACGTTGAACATGATATAATAAGTATATCAACTCCCGAATATGAAAATGTTTATATTGTAATTGAAAAATGTAATAAAAACTCTTATTACGTGTACATTGACAAATCTTTATGTAAAAAAGAAGTGTACGAATTTTCAAAACATGTATTTATTATAGATAAGACAACAAAGAAAAATATAGTAAATCAGATAAAAACAGAACTTAAAGAAACGTTTAAATAAAAAAAAAAACAAAATTTAAAGTTTATGCCTACACTATCATTGTTTCCGGGAAATATATTTAAAGATCTTAAAAAAGTTGCATTCTTCAGGAATAAAGAAAAAAAAGAAAATGTACGTATATGTTATTTTGACATTAAAGGAATAATAAGTTTATTTACTAATGCAAATAATATTGAAAACAGAATACCTGGTAATTATAAGAATTTAATAATTTCTATGAAGAATAAAATGTTTGTTTTCGAAACAAAAAAAACCGAACAAGGATTTAAAAAACTATCGTATGTATATTATAATGATTTCTTATTTAGTGATATCAAAAAGTATGAAGAATTTTACCCGACAAAAGAAGAAATTAAAAAGTATGAAGTTATGTATAAAGAACTTCTTAAAGAAATTAAGGAATCAAATATAAAAAGTAAAGCATATTATACAGGAAAAAAATATGAAAAAATAACTGAAAGTTTATGGAATATACCTATACTATATGAATGTATCAAATATGATGATAACTTAGCCGCCACTATAAAAGAAGGATCAAATATTTATGAAAACATATATAAAAAAGCAGATATAAAAAGAAAAGAATTGCTTAAATATATTAAAGAAATAGAATTTATAAAAACGGATAACGAAAAGCAACGTATAAAAGATTACATAATATCATCTATAAACACCGAGAAAACTTTATCTGTTGCTTGTATTGATAGTGACAAAAGCCATGAATCATTTGTGTTTGTAGAAAGGAAAAACAAATATATATACTATCTTAACGTCAGTATAATTTATAAAAACAGAGATAAGATTAAAGAAAGTGAAACCATAATTATAAATAAGAAAACAGATCAGAATTACACAGAAAAAATAGATAAAATGTTAAATCAAATTAAAACATACAGATAAAAAAAAACAATTAAATTTCTACTTACGAAAATACAAGATTTAAAAGAAATATTATCTTACACATTAAAATGTGGATATATAGATGTTGAGTTTATACATTTTATAAAAGATCTTATAGCTTCAAATATTTATAATAATAATACTTTTTCAATTACATGAGTAAATATAAAAAACATCACGAAATTTATATAATTATAGAAAGGAAATACAAAAACAAATTATACGTTTATTTTGAGATGTCTAAATCTCATGTAGAAGTTCCACTAAGAAAAGTAATAATTATAAACAAAAAAGAAATAAATACTTTAGATAAAATAATAGACGATGAAATTATTGAACCAATAAAAATGATAAAAAATTATGAATAAAAAAAGAGCAAAACCTGAAGATAAAATACTATTTATAAGAAGCAAAGAAGAAGAAAACACTCTGTATGTATATGTGTTTAATTCAAAAGATACAAAAATAATAATAACAGACAGAATAGAACAACGCTTAAATAAAAATGATTATAAATCAGATTACATTGAAGTATGGTATCATTATGCAGATATATTTAAAATTAAAGACAACAAAGAAATAGAACATATATCTTCAGGACATCCGTATACAATTCATAATTTACATGGAGTATACCATCCAAATGAAAAAGAAATCAGAAAATATATGAATCTTATTAAAGAAGGAATAAAACAGATAAATAATGAAAATTTTCAAAAAAGAATACGAAAACTTAAAGAAACTTATGCACCTGTTGTAGAATACGTAAAGTATTTCAGAGACTGTTATACAACATATAAAGGAGATGAAACAAAGATTGTAAAAGATTTATCAGAAAAAATAATAGATATAGCAGACAGATACAGAATAAACGATATAAGATTTAAACTGCTTGTATACGGAAAAACGTATAGTTCTGTAACTGCAAATAAAGACATAAGAGATTTTATAACAGAACATATAGTATCACAGATAATAAATAACAAATCTTTATCAGTAACAAATATAAAGTCAACTAATGGTTATGACGCACATGTTGTAATAGAAAGAAAAAGTACAGGTAATTCGTGGTGTATACATCTTGATGTTACAAACGACTCAAATACAGACAAAGAAATGACAAATGCTATAAGTATAAGTAAGAAGGGAAACGAAGGAAATCTTGTAGTTAAAATAAGTGATTTTGTAAATAAAACTTTCGATAAAAAATAAAAAAAATTAGTGTTGTGATGTCAAAAATAATAATAGGTGATACAAAAAGTAATATATTCTTTAAAGATAATAATGATAATATATATATCTGCTGTTTAATTAGAGGTGCAGACAGAAATAAAGTAAAAGATGCAATTGAAACCAAAAAAGATTATGGTGAAATATATGAATTAAAAAAATATATAGATAACATTTATGAAATTTCAAATAATAGTATATTATATACAACCAACGTACCTGAAAGGCTTTTATTGGAAAGTCCTTATACAATATTTATTCCATCTGAATATGAAATAAAACTATATGAAACATTATATAAAGATTTCAAAAATACGAATGAATATAAAGAAGAGAAAAGAGTTATACAAAGAAGTATAAACGATCTTTTACCAATTATACATTTATTAGACAATATAAAAAACTGTTATTATCAGTACAAAAATAACATAAATAATTTAATAAAAAGTATTTTTACCGTTTTGTCTGATTCCTCTAAATCACGTTTAGAAAGATACAACATAAAACAAAAAATATATTACTTTACTTATTATCAACACATATACGTAGACACAAATCTTGAAGAAAAAATAATAAACGATATTCTTCAGCACTTAAATGATAATTTTTATTTTGGTTTCAACCATTATTATGACAATTATAACAACGAAATTATTTTGATAACAGAAAATCCTAAATTTTCAAGAAATCAGATACATTTGTTTGCTGAACATCGTCTAAATATAGAAAAAAGAATAATCAAAATAGATGATGTTGTCATAATAGATAAAAAGAAAGATCAAAATATAATGGAAAAACTAAGAAAATTTATAGATAAAAGATCTATTTTGGGACTCAAACAACAATAAAAATTAATGTAACTATGCCAAAAACAATAATAAGAAACACCGAAAAAAACATATTCTTTAAAGACAATAAAAACAACGTATACATCTGCTGTCCGACAAAAGATGCAGATCGTAGTAAAATAGAGGAAGCAATAGAAAATAAGAAAGAATATTATGAAATACTTGAAATAGCAAGATATATAATTAACATATATAAGATTTCAAATAACAGTATATTATCTTTAGTCGATATACCTACGAATTGTTTATCAGAAGGTCCTTACAGATTATATACTCCTTCTGAATTTGAACTAAAATTATATGAGACGTTGTATAAAGATTTCAAAAAAACAATAAAATATAAAAAAGAAAAAGAAGTCATACAGAAAATTATAAATGATCTTTTACCTGTTATACACTTACTAGATAACATAAAATATCGTTATCATTTACACAAAAATGATATAGGCAATCTAATAAAAAGTATCTTTATTGTTCTAAGCAATTCTTCAAAGTCATTATCAGATACGTACAAAATAGAACAAAAAATAGAATACTTTACTTACTATCAATGCATACATGTAAATACAAATATTGAAGAAAAAATAATAAAAGATGTTTTTCAGGATATAATGGATGATATCTATATCAGATTTAATCATTACTACGATAATAACAGTAACGAAATTATTCTTATATTTGAAAAACCATATATTACTGTTAATCATATATACATTTTTACAGAACACCGTTTACGTGTAGGAAAAGAAAGCATAAAAATAAATGATGCTATTGTAATAAATAAAGATAAAGACCAAAATATAATAGAAAAGTTAAGTAAACTTATAGATAAAAGAGCTTTTATAAAGTAAAAAAAAAACATATATATAAAAAAAACAGTTAAATATTGCAAAAAACAAAATAGTTTTGAAACATTTAATGTATATTTGTGGAAAAAAAAAACAATTAAATTAAAATCAATATGTTGGAGTCAATTCAGAAAACACCGGCAAAAGCAACCGATGATCTAAGACATTTGGTTATATACGGGTTGCCTAAAATAGGAAAAACAACCATCTGCAGTCAATTACCTGACTGTCTTATAATTGGTTTTGAAAAAGGTATAGATTACGTGGAAGGCTATAAGGTAAGAATAAGAAAGTATGACGAACTTAAAGAAGTTCTTAAAGATTTAATGAGTGATACAAGGTTCAGATTTGTAGTATTTGATACCGTAACTACTATGCTTGAAGTTCTGAAAGAAAAAGCAGAAGAGATATTTTCTTCTACAAGCATGGGAAAGAACTGGTTTACGACATTAAAACATGAATATAAAGATATTCTGAACCTACCGAAAGGAGCAGGATATGGTTATGTAAAGGAAGCACTGGTAAATATAATGGACTTTTTGGATGATGATACTAAATTTAAACTTCCAAAGAATTATATATGGATTGCTCACAGTAAAGACACGGTAGTAGATACTATTGGAGGATACGATATAAGATTTAAAGATATTGACCTTCCTGCAAATATCAAGTCAGCACTTTCTGTGAGAGCAGGTGCCATAGGATATGCAAAAAGAAATAACAACAAAGTAGAACTAAGTTTTGTAACTAATAACGAATACCTGGCTGGATGTCAGTTAGAAGATCTAAGCGGAAGAATATTGACCATATCAGAAAAGACAGATGATGGAACTATAAAAACTTACTGGAATAACGTTTATAAAAAGTTGGAAGTAAATAAATAAAAATAATAAAATAAAAACCATGATAGGTCTTGGAGATAATAATTCATCTGAAAGAAAGCCATCTTTTCTCAGCGGATTTAAAGACGGTGTTTATATAGCAACTATAAATGATATCAGGATGGAATCAAGAGTTGGACAGAAATGTGAGTTCTTTGATATAACAATGGATATCAGTATAAATAATGTGAACTATAAGTTTGTTAAACTAACACCATTCTTTATAAACAAGGAAGACAATTTTAATCCTGATCCGCAGAGCCATCTCATTGTGGATTTAGTAAACAAATTAAAACAGATTGGTATAAGAGTAGCATATCAACCTGAAGAAACGAAGAATATAAACGGTAATACCATATTTGAACTTATAGAAAAGTTTAAAAAGAATATAAACTATAAAGGAAGATGTGCCATGTATATTGAGAAAAGAAAGTCAAAATCAGGATACGAGTTTTTATGTATACCTGCCTGTTTTGGAAATACAGTAGTATTTTCTTCAAAAATGTCAGATATAAATTACAAACCTTATGTAAAACCCGAAGCAAAAGAAGAAGTAAAAGGTCAAACACCTGTAAATGAAAACAACAACATAAAAGAAAATCAAAATACAGAAGAGAAAATAGGTTTGAGTTCGTTAGATGACCTTCCTTTTTAAATCTGATATATGATAAACATTGTTGACGACAAGAAAGCTATATTTAAAGCCTTCATCGTAAATGATGCAAGCAATTACGATGAAGGCAGTATAAGACGTTTTATAGAAGAAGACCACACAAGCAGGATTAAAATGCTTTCAGGAGCTGAACTAATAAGGAAAGTAAGCTATGAAGAAATGCAGTATTATCTTAACAGCTTTACAGGTCGTGCAATAAAAAGCAAAAAATCAATAGTTTACAAAGCATACCCTGAAACTATAAAGATAAACAATAAAAAAATACAGGTGTACATACTTAGCAACAAACTAATGCAAAAAATGTTAAAATATGTTACATCGGTTAACAGGAGACTCAAAAAGGAAATAATTATAGATGCCAATAAATATTTGTTTGATTACATTCCTGAAAAGATATTTAAAGTAAATAAAGAAATGAATCTATTCTATTTCTATACAAACGAAGACATGTATATGAATATGAAAGAGTTTATTTATTTACTTAAATACAAAAACTACGAAGGGATTTTTATAACTTCCTGCTATGAAATAATAGAAGATGAAGATGAAACCATAAAAAATGATAACACTATCAGATCTTGATATTAAAGATCAAAATACTATTATAACTATAAGTAATTTTATTATTCACGAGATATTCAGTTTGTATCCAGGAATAAGATTTTACAGTATATACAATTATGAAAAAACTCCTTCAATGTATATATATACAGATAAAACCTGTAATTGTTTAAAGTTTAAGGATTTCAGTTCCGGTAATCAGGGCAACGGTCAGAAACTGCTTCTGGATTATATAACATTAAAACCAAAACAATTAAAACCAAAGGAAGAATACAAAGATTTTATAGAAAACCTTTCCAAAAAAAGAATCAGTATAAATCTGATAAATAAAAGTGTATTAAAAGAGTATCCGTTGAAACTTAACGAATATTTTAACAAACATAAAGATTACAAAAAAATAGTAATACAGAAAGAAGTTTCAATAGAACGATGTGAATATCAGATATCTTCATACAATAAATACATTTTGGAATATTTTAACAAATATAAAGTTTGTGAAAAAGATCTTGAAGAATGTAATGTATTTGCTATCAGCAATGTAATTATTAAAGAAGAACGTTTAGACGATAAGACAAAAAAAGGTATAATAGGATATTTTAATGATAGAGGAAGTCTTATTCAAGTATATATACCAAAAGAACTTTCCACAGACAAACAGAAGTATTTCAGAAATCTTTCAAAAGGTAAGATGTTTAATGTATATTGCAACAACATTATAAAAGATAAAGATATAACAGATATAAATGTTTATATAACCGGAGCTATAAAAGATGCTGTATGTCTGTATTCTTTCCTGAAAAGAAACAAATATAAAAACACTATTGTCGTTTCTACATTAAGTGAATTCAATTTTAATACAAACGAAATAGAAAAAAACATAAAAGAAAAACTAAAAGAAAAACTTATTGAATGTTTTAATATGAATTTTGTATATTATCTTCTTTATGATATGGATGAACATGGATATAATATTTCATTACAGGTTTCAAAGGAAAATAAAAACATTATACCATTAAACATTCACATCATGAACCAAATAGATGTAAAAAACAACAAAGACATATCAGACATAATAAAAAATCATAATGATACAACTATAAAACAAATATTACAATGGAGCTACTGAAACTGATATTTTTTGATGTAGAAGTTTTTAAGGATTATTTTCTTGGAGTATTTATAAGCAAAGACAATAATAAAGAAGTTATTATACAAATACATAAGAAACAGAAACAAGAAGAAACAGATTATAATGTAAATCTGTTTCTTAAAATATGTGAAAAATTGTTTGTAAAATACATACGAAATACAGCAAAACATGTAATAAAAGATATAAATAATATTGATTATGTTACTGTAGGATTTAATAACTATAACTATGATCTTCCTGTAATAATGTTTTTATATTTGTATCTGAAAAACATAGAAAGCAAAGATGTTAATAAGATATTGGATGCTTTAAATGAATATAACACCTTTCTGATAGGAAACAATAAAGTATATGATATTATAAATTTATCAGAAAAAGCAAGAAATCAGAGATTTAAAAATATAAATCCTGAAATCTTTGTTAAAATTGTAAATAAGCTTACAGAAGATATAAGAATTGTTCCCACTATAGACATATACAAGATAAACGGATGGGACAATGAACAACGATCTGCTTCTTTAAAATGGTTATCGGCAAACACCAATGCTGATATAATTATAGAAAGTAAATATGATTTCAGTCAGCCATTACTCACAGACAACGAAGAAGAAAATAAAATAAGAATTTCCGAAACAATTCGGTATTGCGTTAATGATGTAAAAGAAACGATGAAAATATATGATATTACTGAAACAGATATAAAAGACAGGATAGATATATGGAAAAAGTGGATTGAACAACGTTCTGTTGACGGAAGAATAGAAGATCAGGTGTTTGGTGAAATTAACAGAGCGTTAAAAACCAACAGAACTCAATTCGGTGTACTGACATTATACAAAGAAATAACAGATTTCAGCATAAGTAAAATATTTGAGATAAAAAGAAAACGCAAGGAATTATATTCAGGTGATTTGGAATCACTGAAATTAGAAAACATAATACTGAAAAAAATAAAACTTAAAGATATAAATACATTTGAAGACATCAAAAATACTATTGTATATGTTTCTACCGCAAAAACCAGGAATACCAAAGAAGGCGAAGAAGCAGATACAAACGGATATAAAAAAGAATATACCATAAACACTAACGCTCCTGAACATGAAGATTACAGTAACACCATCACATGTTCTCTTGGACTAGGTGGTGTTCACGGATGTAATCCGGGAATATACGTTAAAAATGATAAATATTCTATTATAACTTTTGATGTTGCCAGTTACTATCCAAGCATAGTGATAGCCAACAAATTATATCCAAAACCATTAGGTAAAGAGTTTATAAAAGTATATTCCGGTATAAAAGAAAAAAGGTTTATGTATCCGAAAGGAACATCACTGAATCGTGTCTATAAGGACTGTCTGAACTCAATAATAGGGGATAGTAAAAGCAGAACCAGCGATATATTTGACTATGAATTTTTCTATTCCGTAACTGTAAACGGTCAGCTGATACTTATTAACCTTATAGAAGAACTGTCAGACAAATATACCATATATCCTGTAATGATAAATACTGATGGCGGAGAAATTGTAATAGAAAAGAAAGATAAAGATTCTATACTGAAAGATATAGAAGAATTCGGTAAAAGATTTGATCTTACCTTTGAAACAGACGAATATACAAAAATGATTATAACAAACGTAAATAATTATATAGCAATTAAAGCGAAACCTACCGAAAAAGAAGACACAGATTTAACAAACATTAACATATATGAAAATATACTTACAGATTTTGTCAAAAAAGGAACAGAGTATTCTATAAAAACAAAAGGAGACTTTTATACACACGATGTCAGTATATCAGATCTCCACAGAAACTATTCTTTTTTACTGGCAAGTAAAGCAGTTATAAACTATTTTGTTCATAACATAAATCCTATCATAACTATACAAAAGAACAAAAGATTATTTGACCATTTAGGAATGTTGAGGAGGAACAAAAAAAGTGAGATGTATCTTATAGATCCAAAGACAGGAGAAACGCATTCCCTGCGTAGGAAAATATTAAGATACATAATGGTAGATTTTAAGAACATAGATAACCTGTCAAAAGAACTTTCAGAAAAAGGAATCGATATACAAGGTAAGATAGGATACATAGTAAGGATAAACACAAACAAAAGATCTCTTATACACAAAACCAAAAATCAATGTTCTTTGCTAATTGATGATGTATTGGAAGAATATAAAGGTAACTACAATGATTTAAAAGATATCTTTATAAAGTACAGTTCTTTAAAATTTATACAGGAAATATCCGACAATATAATAAACAGTTCTAGAAAAGTAAAAAGTTCAACATTATTTGATTGATATATGGAAAACGTTTTAAAGACTGATTTTTCATTAACAGATATCGAAAGTACTTTGTGTGTTTATATGGACGACGATTATAGAAATATAATAGTAAAAATGATTGATAATGAAAGTATTGTAGTAGATGCAAACCACGAAAAAGATGTTACTTTTATAGTAAAAAGAGATATGGATATAGAAGATTTACATAAATTGTTGGAAAAAATAAAAAATGACATTCAAAATTGTGAGTTAAAAGTTGTACTATTACATACAATAGTAAGATGTTGGTTTCTTTTAAAATAAAAATTAAATAACTATGGGAATGTACGATGTAATAAAAATACATGATAACTTTTTACTAAAAGAATTGAAAAGAAAGAATATAACTTTTCAAACAAAATCGCTATACAACAATCTATCTGAATTTATAATTGATAAAAACGGTAATCTAATGGTTAACACTGATGATGAAACTTTTAATAATATTAAAGAATTTCCAAAATCAGATGAGATTAAAATTAAATATAAAAAAATAGTATATACAGGAGAAGTACGATGTCGTGGTTATATAGAAGGTAAACGGATAGAAGTAATCCTTTGGTGTGTTGAAGGAAAAATAAAAGACAAGTACGTAAAAACCGAAAAATAATAAAAAAAAAACAAATTAAAATCTAAACACTATGGAAAAAATAAGAATAGATTGTGAAGACATTATAAGTTTGGCAGCATATATATGTGATCTTGAGGGCGAAACGCCACAAGAAGAAATTGAAGACGTTCTATATGATAAATTTAATATCTCAATAAATGACTTTCACAATTTGTGTGAACATTTACTGCCACTTATAGATGTCGGAGAATTTAACGGAGAAAAATATAAAGGATTTGGTTTAAGAAAAAGCAATTATAGAATCTGGTTTGTAAAAACTAAAATTAAATAAATCAATATGCTGCTAGAAATAATACTGGAAAAGAAAAACCATCACAGAATCAAAGTTTCTGGTGAATTTTATTACGGAGAAAATATTGAAAAAATAACGGCTATATCAGCAGATATATTTAATATAATTGATTTTTATTTTAAAGATATTACTTTTTATATTCGTATAAATAGTGATGAAGGAACAGTAAAAATTGAAACTTATCATCCAAAATATATGAGTCCTTATGATTTCCTTTTCTCAATTATACATAATAAAATTGGATATTATCCAAACGACACAAAAGTAAAAGAAGCTTTTGAAAAATTAAAACCATATATGTTAGAAATTTATAATATAATTATTGATAAAAGTATTGTAGTAAAAACAGAAGAATTCATGAAACCAACAACGAATCAACAAATAGAAAAAGCAACTCATGTAATCTTGTATAACAATTATATATTGTTAGGTAAAATTATTAAAAACTATACTGATGAAAAAAAGTATCGGGTTGAAATAACAGACATATTAGGAAGATTAGGAAACAACCAAAAAGAACTTAATGAAATATTTACAGGTAATACATTATGGTTGCCTGCAATAAAATATAAATTTTTAAATCCTGCATCAGCTCATGGTTATATTCCACCACAAGATAATTTATACTCAGTTGATTATCTATCATCCACAGATAATATCAATCAAGATGAATATATTGATTTTATGGGAGAATTTTTAATAAAAAAAGAACAATTGAAAGATGCTATAAAATTATACATAGATACTTATAATAGCACGTTTGATGGAAATAATCACAAATACGCTACAATGAAATCTATGATTACTGTTTACAGAGAATTGATCAGAAACGAATTTTAATAAAAAAAAAAAAAAAAACAAAAATGAAATAACTATGGAACTCGAAATTCAAAAAGTGTTTTCTGATATAAGAATAAGCGGAGAATTTTACGGAAATGATATAGAAAAAGTGCAGAAAATCATTGAGCCGGCACGCAAAATACTGGATATAATGGAAGACAATTTTGGAGACCTTCTTTGTGAAATCACAATAAGAGATGGTAAGGTGCGTGTATCTGCGTTTGACAGTGTACGTATAATGGATACTGAATTTGAATTGAAAATAAGTAAAGATTATTTTAGATGTTATCAGGACGACGAAAGATCACAAGAGATTGCTGATAAATTAGAACCGTATGTTTTAGAAATTTATAAAAATATATGAGCATAAACTCTACACCAAACAAAAACAAATGCAGTAAATATGGATGTTTATACTTACATTGAAATTGTAGTTAAAATAATTTATAATATAAATCCTTATAAATTAATCAATCTTGAGAACGGTTTAGGAAGCAAAAAAATAATCACACCCGATGAGCTAAAAGCTCATCTTCATGAGCTTTATATAATTCATAAAGTTATAAACGTTTTAATATTTGCAGAACCACCAAATGTAGGTTATTTGGTTCATATAGATAAAGAAAATGTTAAAATGTCTAAAATTCTGTTTGAAAAAGGAAGTATAACAAGTTCAGATGAAATATTATCGTTAAAATATAATGAAGTTTAATAAATATAAATTATAAAATATACTAACACATTAATTGAATTGAAAAAAAAACTAAAAATTAAAATAATATCTATGAAAACACAAGCATTTAAATCAAAGTATGACTATCCTGTATTTATAATAGAAAACGATGAGATTAAAGAAATGTCCATGAAGGAATATTTAGAGACGTGGTGGCATGACGAAACCACCACCCCCGAAGGTATAGCCAACAGAACCCAAGTTAGGGCAATGTTGGTAGGCAGGAACGGAGAATTACTCAATTATTCCAGGTATGAAGAAAACCTGGATCCTGAGTATTATAAAGACGAAGAGGACGGATGGATGCCTGATATCAAGTACGGAACCTTTACATGGACAGGAGCCTGGGGAAACGGTCCTTTCGTTTGGAACAGAGACGAATATAATACATACGAAGAAGCGTATGAAAGTATACTAGATGGTTTCTATCACGACTTTCAAACAAAGAGTACTAACGCAGCTATCCCCTACGCCACAAAAGAAGAAGCAGAGGAAGCCCTGAAAGAACATATCTTTTTCAAAGAATTCGGATATTTTCCAGCAGATTCGAATGAAATAGATGAATATTTTAAAAATCTGAAAAAAGAAGAAGAATAAAATATTAATTTTGCATATTAAAAAACATGGAATACAACAACCTTCCAACCATTGAAGAATACGCCGAATCAAAAAGGTTTATAGAAGAGTGTGGTTTATACGAAAAGATAAACAGCTACACCAAAAAGGTTAACTTTAACGACATAAAGATAGATGTTTATAAACGTAAACATAAATATGAGTTTGAAGACCAGGGAATGCTGGATTCCAAGTATCTTAATTTGTTTATAGGTGCATCACAGGTTGCTTCGTTACTTGTACCGGAAGAAAGCTTTTCCAATCCTAAAAACATGCTGTTGGAAAAGCTTAATATTATAAGAAAAATTAACACTAAACAGATGATACTTGGCAGGATTTTTGAAGAGTATCTCAAAGACCTGCTTACATATTTTGATAAAGATGCGGACAGCATATTGGAAAACAAACTAAAAGGGAACAGAATAAGAGAAGTTGCTGAAATTCAAAACACCTATATAGTATTTATAAACGATGTTCCCATAAGAGTAACTCCTGACTTCAGTATAAAAATAGAAGATAAAGATATACCGGTAGATACAAAATTTGTTAACCGTATATCTTTTAATAAGAAAGAAATGTCAATGTTGCCTGGACAGTATGTATGGCAAAGTATAATGCAACAGCTCGCCATGAATACTGACTTTGGTTTATTATTTTATCTTATAGCAAATGAAGATGTAGTTATACAAAAAATAGATTTAAATGAATATTTGCCATTCATAACAACAGTTTCACAGAATGTTGACGACTTTTATAAGAATGTAATAGACGCAAACACAAAAGCAAGAGATGAAGTTATAAATAATTATTACACAGAATACAGTATAAAACTTTCAGGATATGAAGTCGACAATGAAAATGTAATATACAGTAATGAAACTTACTATGAAAACGCAGACGATATAGCAGGAGACGATCAGGATTATACAATGGCTGTTGAATATATTAAAAACAGAGAACTTAAAACCGAATACGAACAAAAGATGGAAAGTATAAAGAATAATTTCAGAGTCAAATATCCTTCTCACAAAAACGTTATATGTGAAGATTATATCGTAGTTCTTAAAGACAGATTTAACATAAAACCTGTTAAACCTTTAAGAAATCAGGAATTATAAGTTTATAAAAAAAACATTAAAATAAAAACATTATGGTTGAAGATATCAAAAAGAACATTACAGAAACAATGTGTCAATTCATAGTAGATGAAAGTATAAAAGATCCACAATATACAAGGTATGATTTTGAACATAAACTGATGGCAGACGACTATTATATGGAAATTATACATGACAGAATTACAGACAAATATAAAGTAGAAGCACGTTTTATAGGAAAGATTTTATTCCCGGATAAAAATACACTGGAAGCATATAAATCGTGGGCATCAGACTCAAACAATATATCTTATGAAGAAGAGTACGGCTATCATTGGCTTGAAACGAACTGGATCGATATAAAAGAATTAGGAAATAAAGTATTAAATATGATAAGAGTTGCCAACGATTTCAGTCTGTATTGTGTGTGGTAAAATAAATTTAATTAAAACAAACAAAACATTATGGCTAAAATAACTAAAAGCGAAATAAGAAACATCAAAAACATTGACGAATTTTCAGCAGAACTAAATGGCTGTACGGCTTACATTATAGCAGGAAATACGAAAGGTAAGACAACTTTTATAAGATTTTTGACAGAAAGATTGATGGGAAACAAATATAAGCCAGAAGTACTTAAAGACAAAACAAAACAAGGATACGCATCTATAAAAATGGATGATGGTAATGAATTCATTTATACATTAGAGCCGGACGGAAAAGAAAAGTTAACCTTTGTTTCCAACAGTTTGGAATTTAAAGTAACAAAAGAAATAGTTAACAAATACCTTCCTAATGCTTATTTTGATATAGATGCCTTCATAAACGCTACTCCGAAAGAAAAAGTTAATATACTTAGCAAAACGTTAGGTATAGATGTAACAGAAGAAAAACAAAAGCTGAGACAACTTATAAGTATCAGAGAAGAAAGGTTCAGAGCAAAGAATCAGGCAAAATCGTTATATCAGGAATACCAGATTTATTCTAAGCCTATTGATGAAAATCAAATTAAGCAAGTAGAGGAAGAAAGAAAAATGATTATAGAAGAATATGAAAATAAAGTTAAAAGCATAAACGAAAGGAACAAAGAAGCAGAAAAGAAAATACAAGAACTGACAGCAGAAAGAGAAAGAACCATTAACGAATATAAATCCAAAAAAGAACACATAGAGAAAGACGTAAGAGTTCTTGAAGATTGTCTGAGTAAAACACTATTCTTACGTAATGCAGATGTAAGGCATGAAACATCTGAATGTTTAAGTAAAAACATAGATATTCTCAAAGAAATCTATAACAAGATAGAAGAAGAAGAAGCATTAAAAACAAATTATGAAGATTTTATAAATAAATTACCTAAAAAAGAAGATGTACCGCCGCCACCGGATCTTAGTGAAATAGATAATACTTTAAGAAAAGCCGATCTTTACAAAGAAAAATATAAACAATTTCTTAGTTATAAAGAACAGTTTGAAAAAGCAGAAGCAAGTTACAATGAAATCGATTCTCAGATAAAAGAGATAGAAAAAGCTATAAAGTCCAGGATGGAATCTGTAAAGCTTCCTGATGGAATAACTATTAATGACGAAGGAGTGTTTTATAATGGTATGCCTGTAGATAAAGAACATCTTTCCTTGAGTGAGTTATACATAGTTTCTTTGCTTTTATCATCTGTAAATCTTAAAGAGTTAAGAACTTTGTATTTTGATTGTTCTCCACTTGATAAAGTGAGTATGCAGAAAGTTCTTGATTGGGCAGAAAAGAATGATTTACAGTTGTTAATAGAAAAACCTGACTTTGAAGCCGGAGAACTGAGATTTGAACTGATAGAACACAAATGAACAAAGATAATTTATTAAATCTTATAAGAAAAGCCATAAACGAAAGCAGGGATTATATCGGAAATATAATGATTATAACTCCAAAAAGGGATGTGACCTTTAAAACTGTTATAACAAGCCCCGAAAAGTTAAAAACTGAAAAAGAAATTATAATAGATTATATTACATTTGCAAATATGGATAAAGAATGTTGTAACTTTGGACTCACGATATACGAAAAAAACGGTGATAAAAATGTAGTTCCTATGTTTATATCAGAAAGCTGTATTGAAGAATTTATAAGTTTTATATTCCTTGACGATGTACAATTTACCATTACCTATAACAAAAACTATATTGAACATGTTATTAAAAAGAAAAAAAAAACAACTTGATATTTAAAATTTGTTAAAAGTATGTTAAAATAATAAATAAATTTGCTAATTTTGAAATATGAATGAAACGACCGACGAAATAAAAAAGAACAGTATAAGAAAATATAATTATTCACTGATAAAAGAACTCACAAAATCGGTATTTATACATCCGCTTATCAAATGTGATCCTTATACGTTTGCTTTCACGGTATACAACGTTTTACATTTTTTAATTCCTGAGAACCAATTTTCTGACAAACCTATAACCATAAACGAAATAACTCATGACTTTGATAACAATAATGAAATACTGTCAACATCTGTTAAATTCAATGAGAATCAAATTGTTGATAAATTTCTGGATTACGAAAGAAAAGATAATAATTTTGAAGAAAATGATCCATACTATTACATAAAAAAGTTAGTAAAAGACGATGACAAAACATTAACCTTTTACTATAGTAAAGATACATCTTTCACAAAAACAATAAAAAATCTCAAAGAAAAAGTCACATATAAATTTGTTACAGAAGACGATAAAGAAAGACAATCTATAGAAAACAATTACGAAATTGTCAGAATATCAGGAGCAATGACTGATATAAAGATAAGCAAAACAGAATATGCATTTCTGAAAGATATACTGGAAAAACATAAAGAAAAATATAAACTTTTTACAGAAATAGAAAAAGACTATTATACCATTTCTGTTCTTAAAGCATTAACAACATATAAAACCTTATACTTACAGGGAAACGATATCAACATAGAACGGTTTGATAAAAAGATTATAATACGCCATGGATATAGTCCTGAAGTTATAGGAATATTTAAAGACAGTATAGAATTTTTAGGTGAAGATTTTGATATGGAAAAAATGTATAAATCAAAATATTTATACTTTGGATAATGCTTTTCGGTAAAAAAAGAAATCAGTTTAAAACAGAACTTTTAGACGTAAATGTTAACAATTCGTCTATTATCTACTACCGTGAAAACGGTATGAAGAAAGCATTATCCGGTAATAAATCCCTGTCAAAGGAAGAAGAACAGGAACTGATACGTAAATACAAAGAAGAAGGAGATGAAAAAGCAAAGGAAAAACTCATACTGTGTAACATTCCTTTTGTAATTTCACTCATAAAAAAGTATAAGCCTATAAATTTTGATAGTCAGTTTTACAATGAATTATTACAGGAAGGAATATATGGTCTTTGTAAAGCACTGGATACATTTGATTTGAACAATAAAAATAACGTAAGGTTTTATTCCTATGCTGCTGTAAGTGTTAACAGGTATCTTAGCTTATACGCTAAGGAAAGGTCATCATCTATACGGATTCCCATAAGAACGCTAAATAAAATAGAAAAAATAATAAGCGATAAAAAAGATAAACCGGAAGAAATAACAAAAAAAGAAAAAAAACTATTGGAAGATTATAAAGTCCTTCATCCTGTAAGTATAGATACAAGAATAGTCGAAAGAGACAAAGAATATTTTTATGAAAGTGATAACATAGAACCACGAAACTATAAAGAATATTATTACGCTTTCCGGTATAATACTGAAACTAATACAGACGACATAAGACATGAAATCATAAAGATAGATAATTTAATGTTGGAAGTGAAACTGACAATATTATTTAAAGAATGCGGTATACCGGATTATATAATACTTTATCTTATATTGTATAAAATGATATTAAAAACAATAAATCTTGAAGAAGTTGCACAGATATACAATACTACCAAAGAAGAATTGAATAAAAGATATCTTGAAAATCATAAAAAAATAACAGAAAAAAAGATAAGTAAAATGTTCTACCAGAAAATACAAAACAGTCCCGATAAAGAAAAAATAAAAAAAATAATAGAACTGTTAACTGTGGGAAGCTATGAATAAAAGTACAAAACATCTGATAAACTTCATATCCCCAAGAATAATAACCACACCTGAAGATACAGCAGTAGTATCAGAGATATATCATTATCTTCTTGATGAGATTAAAAAAAACATTAAAGAACAAACAGAAATACCTTCAGAGTATACAATATATGTTACAAACAATAAAGAAATAAAGAATAAAAATTACGAAAAGAACATAAATATTGAAATAAAAGAACTCGATGATGTAGAAAATAATATAGTTTCTATTGATTATAACTCAATGAGAAAAGTATTATACAACGATAAAGTAATTAGATATTTATGTTATGCCGTGCTTATTATTCTGTATCATGAAATAAATAAGGATATATTTTCGAGGACATCAAGACTTAAAAGCAGACTACCTTCTGAATACAAAGTATATTACATTAAATTGGATGATTTTGTCTGTATAGAAATAAAATCTGATACATTGAATAAAATGTATGATTACAGAGATATAGAAAAACATATTGAAGATTTATAATAAATACATTTAAAACAAAAAAAAACGCTATGAAAAAAGAAATAAGAGAAGAGTTTGAAAAACTTGTAAAAGAATGTGATTTAAGACACAGTGTAGAAGAGCTTTTAAACAAAAATTGTGAAGAAACTTTAGATTGGATAAGAATTTCCATGTATAAGTTTTTAAGTGAAGAATTTATAGATGTGTTCAGCGATAAGCTTGACTGGGATTTAATGTCAAAATATCAGAACTTATCTGATTATCTAATTACAAAATACCACAATAAAATTTATTGGGAGTATGCTTGTAAATACCAAAAACTATCTCCGGATATTCTTTTCAAATTTGCTGATAAATTGGATTTTTATCTTATTTCTGTATATCAGACATTACCTGAAAACTTCATACGACAGTTTAAAGACCGTGTCATTTGGAGAGAAATATCCCGTTGTCAAAAACTATCCCCTGATTTTATAAAAGAATTTAAAGATTATGTAGATTGGTTTTATATAAGCGAACACCAAATTTTACCTGAAGATTTCATACGTGAATTTCGTAATAGAGTTATATGGTATTATATATGCATAAAACAAAAGCTGTCAGAAAACTTTATAAGAGAATTTGAGAATGAAGTTCATTGGGACAAGATATTTGAACACCAACACCTTTCTAAAAGCTTTATTGAAGAGTTCTCACACAAATTGAAAAAAATCGAAATCTAATAAAAAGAAAAAAAACTTATGAACGAACACCACGTAAAAGTAAAAGTTATTGATGATGAAGAAAAACTAATGGAATATATCAAAAGAAACGGATTTGGTTTTATAAAAACTACTGATGAGTGCATGTGTTCTAAAGAAAGAACTGCATATTTACTGACTTATCATGTCAGATTTGATGATTTTATAATAATCTGCCCAAAGTGTTATAAATATGAATACTATGAAAAACTAAAAGTTTAAAATGTTAATAAATTTAAAAAGATAAAAACATGACTACAATTAACCTTACACTCGAAAAACCTAAGGAAGTTTCATCTGTTTTAAAAAAAGAAGCACTGGACTTTTATAAAACTGTTAATATAGAAAACGTTACTATAGAAGAGAAATACACATTTATTTTACCTGAATTTGAACTAAACGATATAAAAGACTTCTTTATATTAGAAAGTTATAAAGGATTATTATACACCACAGACCAGCATA